TCTACCGTGGCGACAGTCCAGTCACCCGCGCATTGTGAACCGCCCCGAGAGGCGGTGTTGTGGTTACTGTGGACCGTTTAGATAGTCTGGTGCTGGTGCTACTCCCGGCTGAGGATAGCCGCTTGGTGCCACTTGAGGTTGCACTGGCTGAGGATAGCCACCCGGTGCTACTTGAGGTGCTACTTGAGGTGCTACTTGAGGTGCTACTTGAGGTGCTACTTGAGGTGCTGGTGCTACACCCGGTTGAGGATAGCCGCCAGGTGCTACTTGAGGTACTGGTGCTACACCCGGTTGAGGTGTAGGTAATGGTAGTGGTGCAGCTGGTCCCACAGCTGGTGTAGGTAATGGTAATGGTGCACTTGTAGCTAATGGTGTAGCACTAACACCCGGTGGTAATGCTATAGGCTGGCTGAATACTTCCGCAGCATCTGGACCGCTGAGAATTTCCTCACCGTAACCTACCAGCAAGCCCATGCTTAAATTCACATAAATACTGGGATTGGCCAAATCGGTACCACACTTGATACTAATTTGCAGCTGGTAGTAGTAACCCTTTTTAGCCAAGTTAGGGTCTGAGATTACACTACGGGTTTGGTCATTGTTGTGTACTGTAGGATTGAATCGAGCCTTAGTGTTAGCCTTAAGGATCATGTGGCCTGCGTAAGCTGCAAATTTACCCATGTGCTTTGGGTCATCGCAATCAATAAATTTCCATGCAAAGTCTGTGCGCTGGAATTCCCCATTAGGATATCCAGCTGCAGCGACTTGATACATTTGCGCATAAAGCTGGTCCCACTCAGGACCCTTGGGGATTGCTAGTCCTGTGTATATTTCAGGCTCGGCTAGTGGTACATTTTGGTAGCCTTTGGTTTGATGTTCGAAAAAGCTACCTTGTACAAGACGGCCTACAGGTGTTAATAAAAATGTGCTCATAATTTAAATACCTTTTGTGCTAGTTCTGAGGCATCGCCAGTTTTAAGTGATGATTTCCCCTGTGTTGATGTGACGTATTGTTTTACTAAATCTTTTGGCATGCCTGCTAATTCGGCCTGATAAGGAGTAATTAGTTTTTCCTCTGATAATTTAATTCCTGTTAACAACTCTAAAGTTTTCACCTCCTTTTCATCTGTCCAATCACGAGAGCCACGGCCAAAGCCTTTGTGATAACCTGGTACATGCTTTTGGTTCTCAATTCGCTCAAGTGCATCCTCTTTGAGCACTTCGAGCCTGTCATCAAGTAGCTTTTTGCTGCGCTCCATGATTGACAAGTAGATACCCAAGTCAGTTTCATTTAAGTCAGTTAATTGTGGCCTTTCAACAAAGTCAAGTATATGGTCAACTGCCTTCTGATTAGCTGGACAACGGACCATAACAGGACAATATCGGCAATGTTTACCAACTCTTGTAACTGGGTTGGTAAATACTTCATTCGCACGAGCTTGCAACCTATGAAATGATTCAGAAAGGCCGCTAACATGCATTGTTTCCTCACGTATCGGACCCAACCTATGCCACGCTCTAGGCTGTATAACACCTAAAGTCACACTTTTAACTGGCTTTCCTAGTTTTGTTACTAATTCATCCACTAACCCGTTGCCGTAGGTGTGCAGCTGGTCGTCAACTTCTCTAGCCAAAAACCCATGCTTATAGTCGAAAATATAAACATGCTGCATTGAGGGTATGTATAGAGCCCAATCTAGAGTACCCCAACATTCAATATGAATTCGAGTTTGAACCTTTCGCTCAATAAACTCTATCCCGTCTGGATGTCTAACCTTAAGCAGATTTATCCTATCGATGTAAACTCTAACCTTCGTGATCATTTCCTCGGTTACAATCACACCATTAGTCATAGGTGTTCCAGACGCTAATGGGGACCCTGTATTGATCCAATACTCTGCTAGTTCGTGCGCCGCTTCCCCAATTTTTGCGGCTTCCCCCTGTTTGTCAGGGAATAGTGCCGACAACGTTGGGTAGGCAGTACAACCGCCTTTTCCCCAAATTGATGCAGCACTTGGCGCTAGAATAGCATGAGACATTATAGTAACCCTTGCGCTCTGAACGTTGCCCAGTTGAGAACAATAGTGTCTTTAACCTGTGGCTGCAATGTCAATAGTGCCTTGACCTTTTCCCACTGATTATAGAATGGCGCTACTAATTGCGGCTGAGAGTTCAACTCCATTGGGTTACCGACTCCTAAATCATCACAAATATGCTGTGACACACCATTTGGTACAGTGCCTGAGGTGGTATCAGTTGCAATAGTTTTAAACAACTGTAAGTAAGTCATAGCTGCTGCGCTTTCTTGAGGTGTTGGTGTGGTGTTCACCTCGGGAATAGCTGCAGGTGTCACTTGGGGCACAGGAACTGTACTTTGTACTTCAGTTGGCTGAGGAATTGTAGGTGACATTGCTCTTGGGTCGTTACCAACTTCTTGAGGTCCGTAACCATTGGCGCGATCTTGAGCCTCAATTTGTTCAATCAATGCCTTATCAGTCTTTGGCTTGTACTTCCAACATCCCGCACGCTTACCGGTCGTACCCATTTTAGTTTTACCTTTGGTGTGAATTTCAAGGTGATGAGGATAGTTCTGGTCGTCAGTTTCCACGCCAGCAGCCACAGCCGTATTTGGTAAGGTACCATTCGTCGACTCGTCGATACTTGGGGCTGTTTCTACCACAGTTGGCGCAACGTTTCCCACCGGTGGGAATGCTTCTTGCGCTAGTGCTTGTTTTTGCTGGTCGGTTAGCACTGGCGCAACGTCTTTGAATGCTTCTTGAGGGCTTGGCTTAGTTTCTACAGATTGTACAATCGCGGTCTCGCCAGCCATCCCACCAATAGGTGTGACATCAGATAAGGTTGGCTGACCAGATACGGCGGATAGTACACGTTCTACGTCTACTAACTCATCTATTAATGTGTCTAGTTCTATACTAATTTTCATTTTTTACGTTTCCTCGTTTTGAATGAATTACTTGTTGACCCGATACACAATAATAGTTATTCTATTTCGCGTCAACAATAAATTCAAATTAATTCATGCAAACAGTGCAGATAGACAAAGACTATTCAACTCGCGACGGGCGGACGGTGATAATATCAAGAATCATTGATAATTCAACGTTTCCCTATCCTGTTGAAGGGTATATTTTACAAGGGGGTAAGCAAGTGGTCGAAGTGTGGAGCATTAAGGGTTTAATTAATATCAATGGGTCTACTGATGATAGGGACCTTGTGGAATGTCTATAACGCTATACCCTCAGCAAAACAGACTTAGGGATGGTATCTATAACTCGTGGAACTCGGGCAATCGCAATGCACTAGCCGTATTACCTACTGGTGGCGGAAAGACTGTATTACTCGCCCATATTATGCGTAATTGGAATGGGGCGAAATGTGCCATAGCTCACCGTCAAGAGTTAGTTGGTCAAATTTCTTTAGCTCTTGCACGAGAAGAAATTACACATCGCATCATTGCTGCTAAAAGTACTGTCAAAGAAATAAGACGCCAACATCGTGTTGAGATTGGGCATTCACAATTTTATAATCCAAACGCACCCACAATGGTGGCGGGTGTCGACACTCTGATCCGCAAGAATGATTTATTCGAGCAATTCAAACAAGTAACACTATGGATTCAAGACGAGGCACACCATGTATTGGCGAAAAATAAATGGGGAAAGGCCGCCGATTTATTTCCTAACGCTTTTGGACTAGGTGTGACAGCCACGCCAATAAGGGCCGACGGTGCGGGGCTTGGTCGCCATGCCGATGGCCTCTTTGATGATATGGTCGTCGGCGAGGATATGCGGTGGCATATTGATAACAACTACCTTACAGAATATACAATTTTTGTACCAGCAAGTAGCCAGATTGAAATTAATGAGAACGAGGTTGGCTATGGGGTTAACGGTGACTTTAATCAAACTCGATTACGCAATGCATACGCGGAACAGCGTAGTCAAATTGTCGGTGACGTGGTAGGCGAGTATATTAGGCGAACGCCAGATAAACTTGGGGTTACTTTCACCACTGACGTGGAAACTGCCAAAGCGCTGGCCCAAGAGTATCGAGCTAAAGGTGTATCAGCTGAGGCATTAAGCGCTAAAACTTCAGATTCTATTCGTAACAACATGATCGCCAGATTTCGGCGTGGCGAGATTAAGCAGCTAGTCAATGTAGATCTGTTTGGTGAGGGCTTCGATTTGCCAGCACTGGAGGTAGTTTCTATGGCGAGACATACAGCAAGTTTCGCGGTTTATGCTCAGCAATTTGGGCGAGCTCTGAGAAAAATGGAAGGTAAAGACCGCGCTATCATCATTGACCATGTCAATAATGTTGCAAGGCACAACGGACCGCCTGATATTCCAAGGCTCTGGTCACTGGATAGGCGCGAGAAACGAGGCAAGCGTGATGAGCCTGACGACGTTATTCCGTACACCTCGTGCGCTGAGTGTTCCCAACCATATCCACAAACTGAAAAAATTTGTCCGTGGTGTGGCCATTACAGCCCCCCTGCCGCACGTTCCGGTCCTGAGTATGTAGCGGGTGACTTGACCGAGTTATCAGCTGAGGCGCTTAAAAAGATGCGTCATGATGCGGCTATGTCCTTTATGGGAAGTGAACAGAAATATAACAACATGATTGGTGGCGGATATAGCGACCAGGTTGCTCAAGCTCAGGCAGCCATAGCCCGTGACCGTAAAACCTCTCAGGAAAATCTACGAGATGCATTGTCATGGTATGGCGGCATGAGTCGGGCAGCTGGTATACCAGATAGTGAAAGTTACCGCCGTTTTTATTTTAGATTCGGTATCGATATTCTAGGCGCCCAAGCACTCAAGAAGGGCGACGCTAAAAAATTAGAAGATAAAGTTAGAGGTTATTTACCATGTATAAAGTAATACAAGGGGATTGTCACAGATTACTGGCATCAATACCTGATAGTTCAATTGACATGGTGCTGACCGATCCGCCCTATGGTACCACCCAATGCGCTTGGGATAGTGTGTTGGATTTTGACATTATATGGCCTGAACTAATTAGAGTAACTAAACCCAATGCAGCAACACTGCTGATGGCACAGACGCCGTATGATAAAGTTTTAGGCTGTACTAATTTAAAAATGCTGCGGTACGAGTGGATCTGGGAGAAAACTGCAGCAACTGGATTTTTGAATGCTAAAAAAATGCCCCTTAAGGCGCATGAAAATATATTAGTTTTTTACAAATCGCTGCCAAGTTTCAATCCGGTAATGACTCGTAGTCACTCTAGGAAAACAGCAAGCAGAAAGACTGTCACATCAGAATGCTACGGTAAAGCAATAGAATTGGTAAATTATGATTCTACATCCCGATACCCTCGTAGTGTTCAAATTTTTAATAAGGATAAACAACGTAGTACCTTACACCCCACTCAGAAGCCCGTAGCTCTTATGGAATATTTAATAAAAACTTACAGCAATGAAGGTGACACGGTGCTTGATTTCACCATGGGTAGCGGCTCAACTGGTGTGGCAGCCATTAAGAATAAGCGTAATTTTGCAGGCATTGAGCTTGATAAAAGCTACCATAATGCGGCCGAAAATCGAATATTAGAAACTATTTGTGAGTATATATTATGACATTCCAACAATGGCAGATCAGGCATGGTGTCAGTGACCAAGCAATGTATGAGTTAGAGCAAATGCTACTCGAACCGTCAAAGACCACGGGTGACGTAGTGGGCAGTAGTGAGGCTGGTTCACAGCAAAGGATTAGAGCTGCTGCACCGCATCAATGCGGCATACTTTGGCGTAATAATGTTGGGGCTTTTGCCGATGAGCGCGGTGTGTGGGTTCGGTATGGTATTTGTAATGATTCTAAGAAAGTCAATGATAAAATTAAGTCGTCAGATTTGATAGGTAGCACTAAGATCAGTTATCATGGTCGGCACTTTGGAGTATTTACAGCAATTGAATGCAAAAAACCGGGTTGGAAATTTACCGGTTCTATCCGGGAGAATGCACAGTTAAAATTTCACAATATTGTCAGGTCTAATGGGGGGATCGCGGGTTTTGCTACCTCTGTAAATGACTACCAACAGATCATTCAGGAGTACATAACGTGAGATTAAAACCAGATGACCGACGGCAATTTATTTTAGAAGCTGCAACAGAAGAAGCAAAAATTGCAGGTTGGCAATTTATCGAACGTGAGGCCGTCGCTAATAGGGCTCAGTGCACACCTACTCTGATAAATCACTATTTCAAAAATATGAAAAGTCTCAAAAGCGATGTCATGCAATACTCTGTTGATATGGGTATTCCTGAAGTTATCGCACACGGTTTAGTTATGGGGGATGCTGTCGCACTGTCGGCAAGCAAGGAGTTAAAACAACGGGCGAAAGCCTTAATAATGGGTTGAAGTATATGTCATTGTCTGCAAGTTTAAAGGCTTTAGAGCCTTATAAACAATTTATACTATGGAAGAAAGTTCCTGCACAAAATGGAAAAGTCGATAAGTTACCAGTTAATGGTAGGGGTGAAGTAGCTAGCGCACAAGATCCCACAATATGGTTACACTATGGTGAGGCGTTATCATTATCTCAAGTATTTGGGCTAGAGGTTGGTTTTGTTTTTACACATCATGACCCTTTCTTTTTCATTGATGTTGATAATTGTGTAACACCTGATAGCCAGTGGACGCCTGAGGCTTGTGATTTAATGACCAGGTTTAATGGTGCAGCTGTCGAAGTTAGTCAAAGTGGTCGCGGTCTCCATATTATTGGTACAGGTTCTGTATCTGAAGAAAGAAAGAAGAAAAGCGCTCACTTTGACCTGTACACCAGCGGTCGATTTATTGCGCTCACTGATAATGGTACTGTCGGGGATGCAGCCACACAGCATCAACCAGCCCTAGAAAAATTGGTTGTGGATTTTCTCGCCAAGTCTACAAGTGGTAAAACTGAGTGGTCCACAGAAAAACACCCCGATTGTACGGCGCCGGATAGTGACGAGGAATTAATAACACTTATTCGTAACTCCAAATCAGCAAAAGACGCTTTCGATCCTGAGGGTAAAAACAAGTTCGATGCACTTTACAATGCGGATCATGACTACTTAGTAGAAAATTATCCACACGACCAAAAAGAAGGTGAGTTTGACCATAGCTCAGCCGACGCAGCTATGTGCTCAATTTTGGCATTTTGGACTGGGGGCGATTGTAACCGAATAGACCGAATTTTTAGACAATCCGCTTTGTATCGAGATAAATGGGAAAATAGACCTGATTACAGATTCAATACAGTTGTCGGTTCGGTGGCCCAGTGTAAAAACTTTTATACCGGTGGCGCTAAGATTCACGCTGTTGTTAATAAAGTTTTAGCCCAGACTAGTGGTTATGAGGGTAGAGACTATTCCAATCAATTCGTGAATTGTGACCAGCAAATGCAATTTTTCAAAGGCTGTACATACCTACCAATTTTAAACAGAGTACTTACTCCTCGCGGGATTTTACTGAAACCCGATAGTTTCAAAGGTGAGTATGGCGGCCATATTTTTTATATTGACCCAGACGGTGAGAAAACAACGGTAAACGCGTTTGAAGCTTTCACACTGAATCAAGGCTACAAACCACCAAAAGCTGATAAACTCTGCTTTAGGCCCAAGCTAGCACCAAATACAATCGTTGATGAGGGTGGTGAACGATTAATCAATTCTTACTACCCAATAGATACACCGAAAACTAAAGGCGATATAGGGCCATTTTTAGACCTTGTAGCCCGAATGCTACCGGACGCTACCGACCAGCAAATATTGGTCTCTTATATGGCCTCTATGGTACAGAATATTGGAACAAAATTTCAATACGCTGTGTTGCTCCAGGGTACTGAGGGTAACGGTAAAAGTATGATGATTAGAATGCTTGATAAATGTATCGGTCGTCGCTATTCATTCATGCCGAACGCTAAGCAACTCGATAAAAACTTTAACTCTTGGATGAGTGAAAAATTGTTCATTGGTGTTGAGGAAATAAAAGTAAGTCATAGCAGATTAGACATGTTGGAAGCTCTCAAACCTATGATCACCAATGAGAGTATTGAGGTTGAATCAAAAGGTGTAGACCAAGTAATGATGGATAACTACGCCAATTTCTTTATGTGTTCTAATTACAAAGACGCTATTCCTATTACTGTCGATACTCGCCGCTATTGCATTCTATACTCTGGTCAACAGTGTAAGAACGACAAGATCAGAGATGGACTAACCAATCAGTACTTGAGCCAATTTTTTAAATGGCTTGAATTTGATAACGGATTTGCGATTGTACATGATTTTCTATTTAATTTTAAAATACCGGAAATTTACGATCCCTCCACAGGGATTGAAGCGCCAACTACTAGTAGTAGTACCGAGGCTGTGGCTATGAGTTTAGGGCCGATAGAGCAAGAAATATTCGCAGCAATTGAAGAAGGTAGACCCGGTTTCAAATACGGTTGGATATCATCAATAGCACTTAAAACCCTAATCGATAATATGAGGGGCTATACTCCACCTCGTAACAAATGGGCGGAAATTGTTAGCCGTATTGGATACGTTCATCATCCTGCGCTTACTAAAGGTATCCCTAACCGGCCGGTCATCACTGCAACTGATGCGGGACGAAGACCATCATTATATTGTAATTCTGATATTGTGGATCGTACTAATGGTATGTCTCAAGAGGATATAACGAGTTACTACGAACAGTGTCAGATTAGCTAAAAAAAAAGCCTCAATAAAGAGGCTCTTCTAACGTCACTGTCTTTGGGTATGGGGGAAACCAAAACTAAAGAAGTTAACAACTTCATTGTATCAGCACTTACCCCCTTACACAATACCTAAGTCTTTCCTGATTAATTCAATCCTCATAGCATTGTACTGCCATTTATCCAAACATTTAGGCGGGTTCTTATCATTCTTACCCCACTGAAAGCCACAACGATTGCAAGTGTGACTACCATCGCTCTCGGTTCTGGATTTACAGTTTTGAGTGGTCACGGGCTAAGTCCTCTAGTTCCTTAAGCCATTCCGGTTCAATAAGTCTACCAGCATCAATGTAGCTTTGGATCTCGTCCAGTAGTGACATGCAACGTTTATGGACGTGCTGCTTGCGAGATGGTAATTGTGATGGAGTAGGTATAGGTGATGGTACTCCGGGTGGTGCGGGTGGTGGTCCTGGTAATATCACTGGGTGACTTGGTATATCGATCATTAAGATGTTCGGCGCGTGCTGCCATTTGTCTAAGTCCTTATTAAATATTACTTCTAGATTACATGTCTCACAATACTGTGGTGGCACTGGTGGTGTTGGTGCTACGGCAATATGGTCATATGTAAACGGGCCGTCGTTACTGTGGGTCCACATTTTAGCATCAGGCCCACGAGCGTAATCGTTTATTAGCTCGATTGGTTCGTTACATTGTTTACATCTCATCGCTTTGGTCCTCTAATATTTTAATAATGTTACACGTGAGAAGCGCGAAAACTAGCGCCCATATATCTATAAAATTTACTATTAGTTGCGTTTCGGTCATTTCTGGATTGCTAAACCTGAGGTAAAAGATGGCAATCACCATGACTATCAATGACAAGATGTTAAGTTTCATTTAATCTGAACCCCCAGTAAATGCAGCACCCCACGCCGCAGCGAGTGTAATTGCAATGGGTAGCTTGCTAAACCCTGATGAATTACTTGTATTAGTTATTGATTCATACTTAGGCTTTGTAGTTGACTTAACGCTTTCATACTTACGAAATTTGGATTTGGCCATTTTGTTACGCGGTTTACTCTTTGCCATCACAAATAATTTATTATTGATTATTTCATCATCAAGAGACTCTATGACTTCATATTCCTCAGCAGTCATTTGAAATTTAGAGCCGCTAAATGTGGTAATTATATAACTATTTATATGGGGATGTAGTCGACGGTTTGAACTAGACATGGTATACCCTCGTCATCACACTTGATCATTTTGTTTGCTCCATTAGGCTAAGTTATGGTCATCATAGTGCAACAGTTGCGCAGTGTCAACGCTTAATTACTCCAAATTTTTCAAAGATTATTTCAAAGTCAAGCTCACGGTCGCCCATGTAGGTGATCATAGAGCCCTTGGGTGCTCCACGCTGTGGCATGCCGTCAGCTTGGATGTAGTGTGACCTTGGCGAGCAGAAGCAAGTCGGAAATGCTAGTAATTTTTGAGCCCATGCCTCACTGGTATTGGCGAACGTGATGCACATCAGCTGCTTGACGTTGAAATTAGCATATTGATTGATAGCATAATCAATGTATTCCTCGTTACTTGGTTTGTCAGTGTCGATACAGTGGCCACGGTCTTTGCACTTCTTTTTTACACATTTAGGCTTGCAGGCAAGCTCGCCACGGCTGAATGGGTGATTCATCCACACGTTGCCGTACCATTGCTGCTTTAAGCCGTTATCCTCCTTGGTGAATATGTTAGTGGCCCCTACAAATAAATTGGCCACAGGGTGCGAGAATGGGTCAAGATCAATAGACCCCATTAATTCACGAGCAGCACTAGTAAACTTTGGGTCGGTATAGTACTCGACATTACCGCTATCTTGATTGATGAGTTGCGAGTTATTCATTGGCCGCAAATCTTGAGACCATCCAATAGTTAGCCATACCTACCCCCTTAGTGCTTGACGTACTGCCAGTACTGATGGTTTGACGGCATATTTAGCTCGTTCCGAGATTAATAGTGCTTGCTTTTCAGCTCGCTCGATTGCTTTTTTGTTACTCTTGCTCATGGTCTCACCCTTGTTAATGCTAATTGATATAGTTCGTGGTCATAGTCAAAGCTGCCCAGTCTGATGACGTGCGAGAACTCCACCCCTCTGGTGTGCTCGTGCCTGTTAATGTAGACAAACTGTTCTCGGTCATCAGGGTGGATATACATTGATTGCCACTGCCTAAAGGTGTACCGGTGATCAGCTAATACCGCTATTTTCATCGTCATATTTTTCACCTAGTTTATAAAGTTTTTGACCGAAAGTGGTTAGCGGATAGTTAGCCCTATTACCATTTTGGTAAAATTCAACGGCTAATGCTCGCAGTTCTTCCAGCTCAGAGGTGTCCACCTCGTCGCTATTCGCTATTGCCTGCTTAAAATCTGCTATATTCTCAAAGTCATTCTCACTAGAGCAATGTGGGCAATTTTCATTCCACCACTCAAGCCCAATGGTTGCAGTCTGTAGTGCAACTCGCAAATTAAAAACCATAGATTTTAGTACTGTCTCTCTCATCGCTGTCTACCTTTAAAGTTGTTTTGAAATTTAACCCAGCTTTTCTGCTTGAGCTTTTTCTCGTCAGTGGTTGCGGTCGCTACTTCTAAGCTCTCTAACTCATTAATACTGGCGAACTTTACGCGACCATTGATAGCAACGCTAAGTTGTTTCACAGCCCCCACAACTTCGATACCCGCCTCTCTTAATTTAACAATAGTTGCGTTTATCTCTGCTGCTCGAGACTTACCCACGCACCGAGGTGCCATCGTGATTTTAATTTTAGTCATTAGTGGCCCCTTGGGTGCAGGTCACCGATGATCACTGTGACATTATCGAGGAAAATTTTAGTTTGTATTTCGTTACGTTCTTCAGTGAGCATGTGACAAGCGGTTCTAAGTGCAGTTGTAACAAGTGATTCTTGAGTGAGTAGCATTCCACACAAAAATTCATATTGCAGGTCACTAAGTGGATCACCAGCATTACCCATTGTTGCCGCAAGTTTGGCTAGCATTTCATTAGCGTTCATTAGCGTTAGCCTTACAAATTTCAGCGATAGTTTCTAGTCGGTCTTGCTTTCGACGTTCCTTAGATTTGTCTCTAGTTGCCTTTCGACGTTCCTGTATGCGTCGGTCTTCGCTCTGACTCATTACCCATTTCAGCTCTGCTGCGGCTGCTGTATCACCAAGTTTTGCGGCCTCCCTCAGTTCCTTAATTAGGTCTATATCAGCCATTAAAGACTCACCAAAAATACTATTCATGTTAAAGTTTTCCATTTCTCGTTGATTTAACCCGACTATAGTGCAATGGTTGCGTAGTGTCAACTAATAAAACACAGCTGGTTGTAAATAATCGTAAGCCAGGCTCGGGTCAATTTTTTTGACAAAAGGTCTCATATCATCAAGTAATTTCTTAGTGCATCGATACCGATGGTCACCGACGATACTTTTACCAATGGTTCGGTAGATAGTTCTAAGCTCATCATCATTATTAATGACTATTCGAGTGCGAAACCGCTGCAAGAGCTCGTCTAGTTGTGGCTCGCATAATGCAATATGGTCTAGATAGTCTGATGATGCTTTAATTTTAATAGGGTACATTTTAATTAATTCTTGTTATTTGAAGGAAAGGCCCCTAATTAGGAGGCCTTCTTAAGTGTTATTAATATTTACCTGTAAAAAGTCAGTGATGCAAAGTCACCAGACGGACGACAACCCCGATCGCCCTCACAAATTTTGCAATTTTTACCGTCTTTATCACAAAATTTACCTTTCGGTTCTTTTGGTCTACCCTCATTGATAACATTAAATACGCCTGGAATGGTGCTAGATACGCTAATGCTAGTGTTCACACTTGCCTGAACGGGCATGATAAACACCATGAACAAAGCGATAATAATCAAAGTGGCTAATTTTCTAAACATAGTTTTCTCCTAATTTGCCGTCAGAATCCGGTGACGACTTCCGGTTGTTGTTTGTTAATATCTCGTACTCTGTAGAATCTTTGCAATAGCACAGAGTGTTTGATGTGCTGCCTCTTCCGTTTTAAAGAAATTTCCTTGATTGAAATGATTCATGTCTACAGGATCGTCATCGAAAGGCATATCCATTACATCATGGCTGCTAAATATCCAATATTTATCACCAATTTTAGGTTTTTCGCTCATTGGCGCTATACACTCAATACCGTTGATAGTGTATGTTTTAGACTCTATTGAGTAGTTTTCTGCTGCATCGTTAAATGTGAAATATTCAAAACTATTGTCCGAACTAGTTACCTTTTCACCCCTGCCGAATGCCTTCATAAATTCAATGCACTCAGGATTGAATCGTGGAAAGATTACTTTCACTTCATCACCATCAAGTACGCTTAGTACTCTTGCTTGTTCTCTGTTCATTTTTTATTCTTTATGGTTGGTTAGTAGTTTTTCGAAAGAATTAACCACTTGTTTCATTAGCTCGAATTGTATTTTAGCCTCAAACCTTATTGAGTTGCACACCTCACTAGTAGTCGCTGTTTTATATTCGTCCCGAACTGCTTTGAATTTATGAAAGAGTAAAAGCGCATCTTCCTTGGGTATCGACTCAGCTAGCTTAGCCTCGAGATACTCCTCCCTTTCCATCTGTACGCTGATATATATTATTTGCGCTAAAATGTCTTTTTTAGAGGCCCTTAGCTTTTTCTCTAGCTCGTTGATTCTGGCACTGTTGTCTGTAAATGTGTCATGTTCACTCATAATTTAAAATCCCTACAGTTGGTGCACTGACCTTTCCTGTTCAGTTCGTGGTCGTGATATTCATTTTCACAATTAACACAATGTTTTAGTTCGTAACGACCTTTGAATGATGCACGTCTACGAGAGCGTAGGTAGTTTGGCTTAAGGTTACTCACTGGTCCAGCCCTCGACCTCCTCCCAGTTGATCATATTTAATATCTGGTCATTAGCTGGTATGCTATCACCTACAATTACAAAGCTGTCATCAGCTTTGATTAGAACTAAATCATGAGGGTTAGAGTTGTTTGAATAAGTTACCATTGTAGTCATTTTTGTTTGCTCGTTGCGTTTAAGTTGAATCCACTATAGTGCAACTGCTGCATACTGTCAACAACTAATTTCTAGCCTGTTCACATCAGATTCTAACTCTTTAATTCTATCGTGCAGTTCCTCGATGACTTCTATTAGATCACTAGTTCCTATCGGTTCCAACTCACTACACACATGACATTTACAACACGTATAGAATCCCTCAATCTTTTCATCTAGGCCGACGGGTTGCTCATTTTCACAATGTGCACATGTAGTTTTCATAGTGTTATTATCTCCAAGGTTTCAAGAGCTCCACGGTGGAACTCTGTGGCTATTCTCGCGTCATAGCATGACTGAATGTAGCCCATGATATTCACGAGGTTTAGTCGCTGCTCGACGCACCTGATTGCCCATTCTTGCCCGTGTTCATACATCTTGATACTACCTCTAGTTTGTAAAGAATATTCACCAACAATATATTAACTAATACCTCATGATACTCAAGATTGGGGCTTGTAATGGCGCTACCCAATGCTACCAGGTTAGCAATCAAATATAGTATTATGGTGTTTTTCATGACCTATTCCTTATGGTTGGTTAGAGTTGTTTGTGTATCGACGTTCTGATAGTTTCAACACACTCAAACCAATGATTCCTTTCGCCCCCTAGCGGCAAGCTTTTAGCGTAAATCATTACTTTAGAACAGGCGTTATCAATAGAATCAAATGCTTCTTTTTTTTAAGTTTTCTAATTCTTTGTTACTCATATTATTTATTCCTTATGGTTAAACTAAAAGTATTGGTCGTTAATGATTGGAAACATAGCCAGGGTCTTTGCAGTCGCCGTACCAACGTAATAACCAACAGTCTTTGGTTTTACATTTCCACATTTTCCCGACATACACCCCTGACGGCATAGAGTTTGAATATTCATATAATTTAGAAAGAGACTGTATACTCATTAGTGCGTGGTTATCGTCTATTTCGATTTCGGAAAGTTTAGGTTGGTCCCAGTAAGCGCCTAACGGGTCTGTCATTTCAGGTACTGCTTTCATTATCTATTCTTTATGGTTGGCTAGCATCTCAATTTCACATCGTTATTAGGTGAGTGAGTTTGATTTAAAACGTTAGGCTTAGCAGTTGTTTGCTTTTCCCTCAATGGATCAATTTCATGTACAAAAACAAGATTAAGATGATTTTTTACAATCTCAACTTGCTCCTGTGTTAATTCTTTTTTACCACTTATTTCAAAATAACCCTGTAACCAAAAACAAAAATCTATAGTGTTCATAATCTATTCCTTATGGTTGGTTAAAATATCCTGAGCAACTAACACAGGGCAATCTAACGAGTGTTTGAAATTTTCCTTTTTTTGGCTCCGAGGCTTCAATCCATCGTCACACCAATTACAAATGTAACCATCATACGGGTACATTGCATCGTCCCACATAATACAATTATGAATCATGGCACCAGCAATCATGATAACGTCCTCTTTTTTGAAATCACTCATAATCTATTCCTTATGGTTGGATAGTAGCTTTTCTAGGTCGCATAAAACACCTGTCAAAACCGCGTTATACCCCTCGTCAAGGCAATCTTTCATTAGCTCTGCGTAAACGTTTTGGAGTATCTCAATATCCTTCTTAGGTATTGACTCAGCTAGCTTGGCATTCCTTCCTCCTAAAGACTTTTCGCATGATTTAAGCAACGCTTGTTTATGATCTAAGTCAATTTCAAGAAGACCGTAGTCGAGCTTTAAACTCTCTAATTGCTTCTCTAGCTCACTAACCCTTTTCTCGAACTGGTTAGACGTGGCCTCCCATAAAGTGGCTGAACCTTTATACGCGAACAAATCCTTATCTAGCTCGTTGATTCTTTCTTTGTCAGTCATGCGTCTAGTTATCTCGCCACCGCCGTTTAAGCTTAAATTATCATTCATATCTATTCCTTATGGCTGGATAGACAAGCCTCTCGCCTATCATGTAAATTATTTAGTTTTTCAGTACCCATCTTTAGCCGATACTCATAATCTCTTTTTAGGTCAGGATAGCAACAGCTAAAATCTAAAGTACATTCATCATTTCTATGCTCTGATTTTCCATTTATCCATAATAGAGTTTGCTCTATGCAATTATCGATATAACCAAGTTGTTTATATGCTGGTGCTAACTTGTAACCCATCTATCTATTCCTTATGGTTGGTTAATCTAATCCTGTATCTGGCTCCGCATCCCTAACCGCTTTAGCCATTTTCTCAAACGTTTTAGCTAAGGACTCTCGACGGCTAGGTGATTTAGGTAGCCAAAAAGTAACGGCGCTTCTGTCGTCGTCTTCCGGCGGGTGATGCAACCTTTCAGACGAATGTAATACCACTTGTACCGCAGGGTAAATAATCCCCGTATTACTTTTTTATTGAAACTTATAACCTCTTCCGTTATTTCTTGGCTGTATACATTGATTCTCATCATTTATTCCTTATCGTTGGTTAAAACCGCGCCACAATCGGCACAGCACATTTTTTTAGTAAAGCCTTGTCGGTGCTTACCTTTGCATTCGTCAGCCCACGAGACAAGCTTAGGCTTTGTTTTTAGGTGTTTGCATTGCATAGTAGTGTTTACCTTCGAACCAAGGAGCATTCCAGTCTCTGGCTTGAACAATTCTAAGCCTCGTCAGGATATCGATCTTTTGTACCATCTGCTCGAGTTGTTGTTTGTATGAGCTATTCATAAGCTACAGCCGTTAAGTTAATACCGGTGATACTACTAGAATCATCAAAAGTTGTGCCAAAGCAGCGACGACCAATGATATGTAATCTACGCTCGCGACTCAGTTGCTGTAGCAAGTCAAACTTAATTTTGTTGTGAATACTAGTCACACCCTTGGTGCTGGTTCGGGTAAAGTATCGAACCTGATAGGAGCCATTTTTTTTAATGGCAGCCAATATGATACGACGATACTTAACATCCATGCTATTTTTCACAGGTCCCTCACCCATGTAATGCAATCAGAAGCCATAGCAGGACCTGACCCGTTAGTATTCCAGTAAAACATGTTGCGCTTGACGAAGTAGCTAGCGAGAGTGACTTTACCCTTGTAGATTACAAAGCATTCTTGCGATCCGATGGTCATTACACCTTTTACCCAGTATTCCATCTTAAGCCATCCGGTTTGGGATGCTAGGATCTGCATTTCTTTAAGCTGGTATAATTGGTCGATAGTGCTTTGAAATACCTTAGCCTCTCGATGCTGCTCAGGCTTCAAATTTTCTATGATTTTTTCAAGTACAGTAATATTATCTTCTACTAATCGCATTGTGGTTTCCCCTACTTCTTAAATGGTGTAGTCATTATAGTGCAACTGTTGCATACTGTCAATAACTACTTTTTAAATACTGGTAATTCTTCTAGTTCTAAATATTTGTCTGTAAGTTTTTCGACTGTCGTGTAATTTCTATAGAGCGTTCGAGGCAGCTTTGAGTATTCACCGTTAATTTTATTGCCTCCTACGTGTCCGTATTCCTTTTCAAGCATGTCTGGAAATTCAAAAATACCTGGGTCATTATCCATGATGGTAAGTAGCTTTTTCTCGCACTTTTTGAAGCACCAAGCGCAGTTACCTTGGTAATCTTCAATACCTAAATCGAACGTCATCGACTTCCAATAATCCCTGATCATTTGTTGTGTCATAGGCACATGGTCTGCCAAAGGATAGAATTTATTTTGCCAATTTTTATTACGATTGAGCCGCTTGGGTTCGTCACCACGGATACCGATAGCTGTGTGGTAGGTGCCTTTTTCCCACCCGATGACCTTCTGTACGTAATGGTGAATAGGGTTCTCTTTAAGCTCTCGCGAGCAGTGTGGGTATGCTTTATTTGGCACCCCATATTTTTTGACCACATCAAGGTATGGGCCATCAAACCTACTACTCCTTGTAGCGCTCTCGTAATCAACCAGCTCTGATGTGGAAGCAATCCGACCAGCCCAGACACACGCCTCAACCCATGCTGTATTGAGTTTGAAGTATTGGTCCACCTCGTCCATAAATTCTAAAGTCTCGTCCATCTCTTGCCCAGTATTAGCAAATACGAATCGAACGTCATAGATTGCGGAGTCATAGTATTGCTTTGCCCAACCAGCCATGAAGCAAGAACTACGACCACCACTGACAGTGATGAGTATTTTTTCTCGCGGTAGTTCGTCGACACTAATACCAGTTATACTACAAGCTTGGGATGCAATCTCTAACGTTTCACTTATGGGCTTGTCACTACAGTCCTCGTAATGTCGAACCCTATAGACAAAATTGCCCATACTCGTGATTTCGTAATTTCCGACTAGCATTGCTTAGCCTCTCGATAAATTTGCTTGATGGCCTCTATGGTGTGGTCTCTCGCGTCGTAAGTTAGGTCAACCCAGTACTCGCCAGTGTCGTCGCCACCGTCACATATCATTAGTTCCTCAGTGGCCTGCATCTTGGCTGCTACTCTTTCAATCTTATCAGCTTCAGCGGTAGTTCCTTGGATGTTTGCTAAGCCCTTACTGATTACTAATTTCATTTTCATTTGCTCTTTGCGTTTAAGTTGTACCTATTGTAGTGCAATGGTTGCATACTGTCAAGTAAAAAAAAGCCCTAAATTCATGGGGGCGAATTAGGGGCTTTTCTGGGTTTGCATCATCTCTGCGGGTGTCATAATAAACCAAGGCTTTTACATTTGTCAATAAACAGCTGTTCATGCTGGTTTGGGTCATTAATAAAATAGAACTCCCGCAAGTTATCATCAATAGCAATGGGCGGAATATCATCTAGTATTGGCCACGGTCTGCCAGGTGGCATGAAGTTATCACGCTCGTACTTTAGACAGCATAGGTCCGCATAAGTGATCCAATTCTTACCCGTCTTACGGGAGACCTTGAAGCGGTTGTAAATTTTACCATCGATATTGACAGTCATTTGCTCAAGGTCTCTAAGGTATGGCTTGATAGGGCTAGCGATATCACCGAGATATGCCTCATGAGCATCATGAAGTATCGCCCATCGCTGCATATTCTCATCATAGCCCATCATTTGGATGAGCCCTAGAACCATCACAGAATGTAATGCAACACTGCAATTAGCGCTTGCGTGGCCATTAAATCGACGAATGCGAGCAAGACTAAAGGCGATGTCCTCAATATACACATCCTCCCAATTAATGTTTTTAAATGAGAACTCATGCCCATGATGAGTGAGTATCCAATGTGCCATTTCAAAAATGCTCTTCGTTGTCAAATTCTGCAATGGTGCTAAGAGCATCTGCAAGCTGCTTTTGAGTGTGTGCCAATTGTCGCTCGAGGTGTGCTGAATAGAAGCCGTGACGTTGGTCAAGCCTGTGCAAATATTCTGGGTTATCCCCCCTCATTGCATTATTGTACAAGTCGGCTATCACATCCCAATCTTGATTACTATGCCCACCGGGATATCCTCGGTCTATTGAATGTTGCTTTATTGACTCGCCCGTTTGGAACTCTCGGCGCATGCCGGTGACTTGTATTGATACTGATATGTTATTGCTCATCTTGTAGCCTCGCTTGATTTTTAAAAGTGTGTATATCCTTGCTGGCAATAATTACCCGGCCATCGGGCATGAAGACCTCAAATTGTACATAGCGGTCCTGAGTACTGAGTACTTTATAATACTTGCATTGGTCACTCATATAAGGGTTTTTAGGACATTCCACCCATGTTTGACCAGCTAATGGTATTTGATGCTCGTCAATATATTCGTTTATTGCTACAGCAATCACACCAATACCAATTACTATCCACATAAGCTTGTCTAACAGTTTACCTACAGGGATTATGTGTATGCACTCAGTTGTAGGGGGTTCGTTACTCATTATCCACCTCGTAGCTATAGGTTATGTCAGTGACTAGTCCCCTACCAGCGTGAAGCCATTTAGCATGATAGTTATCATCAGCCACGCAATACCGAATGATTTTAACCGAATTGTGCTTACAGGACTTAACCAGCGTATTGTGTAAACTAGTGGCTACCCCTACCATGCGATACTCGGGTTTGACATAAATTATAGTGACTACAGCCTCATCATGTACACAATTAGTGTCTATCATAAAACTGATTAAACCGATATGTTTACCACCATGTTTAGCAATGATGACGTGCTCATCAAAGTCAACTTCCAGGCTTTTTAGCTGTGCATGGTGACCAGCGTCTATCAGTTCGCGCCAAGCCTGTTTGTAAATAGAGGGTGTCTTCTTGGTTGAGTGGTAGGTGCACTTTATTAGCATTTTAATATCTCCATTAGGACACTTGCAGCCGCTAGAGCTTCTTTCTGCGTGGCAAATAATGAACCCCTATCAAGTTTCATTCCATTGGTGAAATTATAAGAATACTCAAAGCTATAAACCCCGCCATCTTGAGAAAAATCAATACCCCAGACAGCCGTGCCAATTTTAATACTACCGCTAAGTGGTATAGGCATTTCTAAACCCTCATCAGGTGGGTTGATCAGTCTGGTTCTTATGATTATCGAATAGTTCATATTATCAGACCATTCAGGATTGGAAGTTAGAAAACGATCCCCTTGCGCGACCCAATAAGTTACTAAGTCATAAGTGCCGTTAGACCATTCAGTCGCGATATCACGATGCTTAATAAGTCCTTGTAAGTTAATTTTACGAAGTTCACAGTCTGATAGTTTTAATAAATGTTTAGTCGTTGATTTGTTCATTGTAATGGTCCTCATAGTTGCCAACAATTAAATAGGCTGCTTTGGTGACTAATTGTTGCCTATCTAGTTTTTTAATTTCACCGAGGCCGATTGAGATTTGTGTCTCTAGCTCGGCGTTGAACAGGTCTTTTCCGTCTTTGCAATGTACCCTGCCTTGCACTTTTTTTAGCCGAGTAACCTTATTTTTATTGATACCTGTATCGCGTTTGATATCACTAGCAATTCGGTCGAGTCCAGCCTCAATATGCTCAACCACGTTATTAATATTAAAGGAGGTAAGCTGCGCCACAGTGTTAATAAATAAGCGGCTAACCAATTGCTCGGCTTCTTTTTCGATGGGCGTATGTAGTGCTTCATACGCTTGTCTGATGGCAATGAATCGATTACTATCGCCGCCTGAGTCGGGATGATGTTTCTTAGCCAACTTGCGGTAAGCCCTTTTGATCTCAGCCTCATCAGCGTTGTGGTTAACACCAAGTGTATCGTGCGGATTCATATTTTAAACTCCATACCAGGGGGTACGTCACAGTGACGAAGGTTAGCAAATTTACTCATATCTCTGACAATGTCTATCAGCTTATTGAACTCATCCCCAGGCACATCATGGCTGCGAATATAAGATTTACCATGATAGCGGCCAATGGTGATAATAGTATTAGATGCTTGAGGATGTTGGTAATAGTCCACATCAATAGTAGTAGCCTTTTTAATATGCTCCTCGGCGGCCTTAGATAGTGATAAAGCTTTTCGAGCTACAGTGTTAGCGTGGTTGATATCACTTTGTAATTGAGATTCCATAGCCATTAGATTTTTAATCTGCATGTGGAGGTATCCGCCTAACGTTACGACGCTGAGAATAAGTAGTATAAGTATTACCTCAATCATTATTTATCCCCATCGACTTTGATTCTATCGGTCAAGCAAAGAGCGTAGAATGTGGTGTACTTAGTCTGCAAGTCGATAAGCAAATTATTGATAACGTTGTAGTGCGGAGTGTGGATGTCATGTTCATCACGAGCCGCCTTAACTTGGTTAATAATTTGAGCCGCGTTAATAGCTACACTATTTTGATAAACATGCTCAGCTACTTTAATATCACGCGGTGACATCTTACCGATTGATGAATTCCTAACAATGCTAGTTAGTTCTTGGCTGAAGTTTTTCATTGAATAAGTCCTCTAATTGTTTGTTTTTATGAATAGTTGCGGCATGAGAGAATGCCAAATGTGCAGAATGTGCACTACAAGGGGTAAAGCAACTCCTAATACACTCTACTGCACGAAATGCCTGTACCGGAATTGTGCAGTAATTTGACTTTTGTAAATATGTCAGGTGTATATAGTGTTCTCTCAGCTGGCTATATTTACAATCACCATTAATATAATCTCGCAGGGCTTGTACGGCCTGCTCGGGTTCCTTACTTTCTGGCAATTCGTTATTAATAATGTCAAGTGGCACACATTCAATTAGTGCTAAAAGTAAAGGTGCATAATCCTTGTAGTCACATGTCCTAAGCGCCCATGCTGCATCGTTGATCCCGTTAGATTCCATGATGGTTAGTATGTGGATTGGATTATTAATTCCGTAGTCAGGACCTAAATACTCAGTGAGTATCCGATATCCTCTCTTACATGGTTTAAATGATGAAATTTCAGCTAGTGTCGTATACATTTAGTTTCCCCTATTTAGTAGACAAATCGATTGTAGTGCAACGATTGCACACTGTCAATGATTACTTCTCACAATTGCAGATTCAAATAATTGAGCGTCACTTTCTCCATTTTGCCAGCGAATTTTTAATATCATTAGTAAGCCATTCATGGTGGTGGCGGTCACTTCTCGAAGGTGTGATTTATACCGATAAATTTTACCGTTATGGGTAATAATTGGCATTTCTTTGTCCATTGTTTTCGTATTGACAACGACTAAATCAGCCAGTGAGAGGTAACAGGCGTGTGATATTGTGGTTAATAACTCATCAGTCATGCCATTTTTGTTAGTGACGTACAGCTGCAGTGTGCATCCTATAGCATCGAGATAGCGGTACAGCGATGAGAGCGTGTAGTCTCGCTTGCTCTCCATGCGTCTGATAGTAGCGAGACAAAATCCAGCTCTTTTTACGAGTTGCGCCTGTGTGGTGTTGCTAGAGCGCCGTAGAGTGTGTAGTGGTATCATTTCCAGTTACTCCCCAGTTACTTACAGCTATAGTAGCTGTTGCTGGATTAGTTGAATTTAAAGGGCTGTAGAGAATTAACAGTTACTACAGTTAGTTTGTATATATATAAAGAAGTAATACATACATAAAGTATAACATAATACAGGTGTTGTCAATGTAATACTTTACGTACCGATCACCTAGTAGTAAGTTTTGGAAAGTAACTGTTGGTAAAAAAAGGGTGTTTTCCCGTTTAAAATCAATAGCTTGGCGTAACAGCATGCAGTAATTGCGTAACTGGTAACTGTGGCTGTAGTGTCTCGCTGTAGTGTGTCGCTGTAGAGCGCTGTGGTGTGTAGCGTGTAGGGGCTGTAAGAAAAACACTACTGACATCCTACTGACATTTATATGCTATGATTTGATTTCCTGTACCAGTGTGCTAGTATCTTCACTCCAATTAACCATAATCTCATGAGGTGATATTATGCCAGGTTCTAACAAGCCACCACGCCCACCAAAATAGGCAACGGGGAAACCATGCTAATACTTGACGTTACACTACTGCTCATTGTGGCAATTCTGCACCGCACATCACTAGCGCCTACAGCTAGTAAAATCATCTATTTAGAATTCGCTGGAGGGATAACCTTTGGATATCTCAGCCCGATATTATTCGCCTATGACCTGCTCGCAGCTGAGTGGTTCTTTGTGGTTCGTGCTTACATCATGTTGGCAGCTATGGTATTATTGGTCGTAGAGAACGCCCCGTATAAAATCGGTATGGTTATTGTCTTAGGAATAATTTATAACTTGTTGATGTTTTTTGAATACGCGCTAAGTCTGTACAGTTGGGTAGATACTTACTACACACCTTTCATGCTAGCTAACATGTTTCTTCAAGTGCTCTATGTATTTGGAATTAGTAAGGGTGCCATCACAGCCTATGAACGAATTATGGATAATATTAGGTCTGTTACTGATCGTATGTTCTGTGGTATTATCGTTAATACTTTTACATAGAATGGGGCCTAGTGGCCATGAGCGAAGCCGTAAAACTGTCAGACGTAAAGGACGAGATAAAAGAGCTGAGCGTAGACATGAGGGGTATGGTCAAGGCCGTCACCGCAGTCACTAAATCTGTCAATACGTTCATTACCCACATGACGCTCGCTGAAGAAAGACACGCCCTACAACGAGAAGAAAATAACCGCATCCACGAACGGTGTGACAAAATCGAGGAGATATTAATTGATTTGCGTCGCACCCAGGACAAAGAACTCACCCTCAATACCCAAATTCGAAAGCGATATAACTGGTTCATCATGGCTGTAGCAGCTATGGCACTAACCAGCATAGGCTCGGGCATTTGGTTTGTAATCAAGCAAATGGCACAGGCAGCAATATGAATCTCGCCTACATCTACAGAACACCCCTACCAGATTGTAACTCGGGCATTCTCAAAGTTGACGACCACATATTTTTCACCGTAGAACGCCCCTGGATACCTCATAGGGAGTCGAAAGGTGGAACACCCTTTCAATCATGTATCCCTGATGGCCGATATACCTTAGAGCCGTTCTTACGCACCAATGGTGATACAGTTCCTTGTATGATTAACGAGGATTTAGGTGTGTTCAAATATGCTGAAGACCGCAATACAGAATTTGAACGATACGCTTGCTTAATCCACATAGCTAACAAGGTTCAAAATGTTGTCGGTTGCATCGGTCCAGGACTAGGCGCGATGAATGATGAAAAAGGTTATCGTACAGTCTCTAGCGGTTTAGCTATGAATAAGTTACAATCACTCCTCATATTAGTAACGCATCTTGAGATTATAACTAATGCTGTCACTACGTTATCAGGACCTAGTCTATCGGAGCTCTAACTAATGGCACTGGTACCAGTAGTAACCAGCCTGCCGACGCCCCCTAATTTAATTTACAACGTCTATGACTCGCTTGACATTGTAGCCGATGCATCGTTTTTAGTAGAAAACTACACCATTGGCCCAGTTATTAATCTCGGTGCTTTCACTAACATATCAGGCGTTTACTACAATAAATTTACTCATCGCGTCGGGTTCATCCAGAACAACACCGGTTTAATTTACGAATTTACCTATGCTGCACTTAAGGCTGCAACTATCGCCGTGCCTCCAGTACTATTACGCACTATCACACTAGCAGGGCTTGACGGTGATGACACCGAGGGATGCAGCAACATAGTGCATAACTACCTCGAAGGCGGTTTTGAGAATTGGGTGTGTGACGAGAACGGCGGGGCTAATCGCGTGTACAATTTGCCTTGGACATTTGACGAAATGTTTAGCACTGCTGATGTCACCATCACTGCGAGACAGCGCCTAACTATGGCAGCTAATGCCAGTCCCAATGAGGGTACAGAGGGCGTCTCGATGAATAAATGGACGCAAGATATCGACAGTGTCCAAGAGGGTGGTGTTAGTCCCCAAGTGTACCGTCGAGCTGTACGCCCTACGAACCGAGACACTAGTTACACATTCACGGACCCTGAACTTGTGGTCACAAATCCATTTGATTCAAGCACATTAGCGGGTGATCAGTCTGACGTAACCATTCACCACGGTACAGGTCACAGCTTGATATTGTCGGACACAGCGAATGCACTAAATCAAGTAACTACTGACGGACTAAACACTCTAGTCTCCACGCTAAACCTTGGCGCTACATTTGATCAGCCTGAGGGTTTTTGCCAAACCATAGGGCTTGAAGGTATCATTGCGAGCGAAACCGATTCATTCGCATTCTTGACATACGTGACACCATAATGGCCCTAATCCTAACCCCTATCGCTGAAACTACTAACAACACTCTCGCGGTGGTTGATGGTGTGGGTAATCGGTACATCGGATACTCTATCCATCCTAATGAATCGAACGCTCAAAGAGACCTAACTGACGTTACACTGGGAGGGGTAAGTGCAGCGGCTGTGCTGGTCAATGAGCCAATCAGCGGCAATCAATTGTCAGTTTTTTATGCATATTTTCTAGAAGCGCAGATTGCTGCTAGAGTTAGTGATGTATTTGTCCCGGTCTGGGCTGCGGCTCCTCCTAGCGTTAAAGTTTACGCCTTTCAGGTTGATGGTGAGGTAGACCAGTTAGCGCCCCATAACGGGGCTGCACAAGTTGTTAGTAATCCAGGCGGACCAATAGCGCCGGTAGACCTACCATCAGTAAGCGTACTCGATGGCGGCCTTGCTTTCGAATTCGCAGCCTCAGGTACTGGAGGCACAACATTTACTTGGGTTGATTTTACTCAACTAAGTACTAACGGTGCTGGAGGATTCACTACAGCTACCGCAATGCAAGCCGTACCAGCTGCGGCCAGTATTACAGCTGAATATTCAGCTACCGCTAATCGATCATCGTTAATGCTGTTATCAATCAGTGAAGCGGGAGATACAAACCCATCAGTATCTAATGTGGCCAGCGGTGCGGGAGACATATCACCGGGTGATGTATCAGTACCCATAGATGGTACAAATTTTGAAGCGTTACAAGGGACGGGTATAGTCACGTTCAGCCCAACGGATGATATCACCGACGTACTTAGGGTGGAGGTATCGACCGTCACAGCCTGGGCAGCAACACAAGTTAGTGTGACTATCCCAGATCCGTTAAGTCTACTGTACGATAATATTTTCGTATTCGTTACAAATAATACGGGCGACTCAAACGCTAACGGGTTCCAGATAGCTTTAACTCCTAAGGTTGGAGTAGCTTATACTCGCATCGCTTTTCAACACCCTGACGGAATACTAGCGGGTGTCGCGGGTGTCGAGCTTGGCGTTGACCAAATAGAATATTCTACAACCACACCAGGTGGCGGTACGGTGGTGTTAGGACCATCGGGTACTTATGAGGTTTTCGGGTATGTAGGGGCTCCAGTTAGTCAGGATACTTTCACTTATCGATTAGGTGACCAAACTGACCAGACATGGAGCGCCGAAACCACATTCACCATTGGTGCTGAAACTGGCACCGGTACAGCTGATACCACCTCTAATTCTGATATCGTTGCGGCTGGTCAAAAGGATACAAGTAGTGACGCGAGTCATTCAAGCACGTCCACATTGGCCGTAGGTGCTCAAAAAGACACATCGGGGGCCGCGAATACTACCAGTAACTCAAATATCGCAGCAGTAGGCTCTAAGGCTGGCAGTGAGGCTGCAAACACCACTAGTAATTCCGATATCGTTGCGGCTGGTACCAAGGCTGGCAATAGTGCCGTCGATACTACCTCTAATTCCGATATCGTTGCGGCTGGTACCAAGGCTGGCAATAGTGCTGTAAACCTTACTAGTAATTCAACAATTACGGCTATTGGCACATCATCAACCGCCGCCACCGGTACGGCTGACACTACCTCTAATTCTGATATCGTTGCGGCTGGTACCAAAGATACGAGCAGTGATGTCAGTCATTCAAGTACGTCCGATATCAATGCAGCTGCTGATAAAGACACGACCGGCGCGGCTGATACTCTTAGTAATTCTGATATCGTTGCTGATGGCACCAAAGATACGAGCAGTGACGCCGGTCATTCGAGTCTATCCGATATTACAGTGGTTAGTGATAGAGCCAATGATGGTGTAGTCGATGCTACCTCTAATTCTGATATCAATGCTCAAGGAGATAAAGCGTCCAATAGTGACGCCGGTCATTCAAGCACGTCCGATATCATCGCTGATGGGCAAAAAGATACGAGCAGCATTGCCGACCACTCGTCGGTAAGCTCAATCACAGTAATAGGTGTAGCGTCTACTCCCGGCGGTGGTTCGGCAAACACTCTTAGTAATTCCGATATCGTTGCAGCTGGCACTAAGGACGTACCGGGCGCAGTTGATGCCTCGAGTCAATCTGATGTTGTGGCCATAGGTGCGCGTAGTTCTAGTGGTGTTTCAGACACTTCTAGTTTGTCAAACATCACCGCCACCGGGCAAAAAGGGGCTAGTAGTGCCGCAGATTTAGCAAGCCAATCAGACCTACAAGCTACCGGTGAGGGTGTTCTACCAGATGAGGGAGTGGCTAACACTTCCAGCTTGAGTACAGTAACAGCCATAGGTCGTAAATCTTCTACCGGTGCGGCCAACCACTCGTCAGTAAGTTCAATCACAGCGATAGGCTTAAAGAACGCATCCAGTGCCGCAGACCTATCAAGTGTGTCAAATATCACCATTCTGTCAGGATCTCAAGTACTTCCAGATATAGATCCTGATTTAATTATGTTAGAATCATTAACTATGCCGGTACAAATAGAATCTGTACCGTCAACACAACTACTAAGAGGGTAGATAATCATGGCTTTAAACGCAGATGCGCACAACGTACTATTGGGCGCTTTGGATATCACACAAGTATCATTGCATACCGCAGCACCTGGTGTTGGTGGTCTAGCAAATGAGGTTACAGGCGGTACTTATGCGAGACAAAACATCACTTATGCGGCGGCTGCGGCTGAAGCACGAGCGGCAAGCAACCAACCCGTATTTGATGTACCCGCAGCTACCACCGTAGCATTTGTCGGATTTTGGGCTGTAGCGGCTTATCGGGGTGATGTTGATGTGGTCGACGAGGTATTTGGTGGTGCTGGTACTTACACTATCACTAGCTCGACGGTATCATTAGCGGCTGCATAAAGTGAGCGGGGCCAATAGTGCGGCACGTGAAATAGTATTTATTGGTACGTCCGACTTATTCAGGATACGACTAAATACATTTGATTCGGTTCAAGGGCGCTATGTCCCTTTTCCGTTTGAAAATGCTACTCGTATCACTCTAGAATTTGCAGGGCTTACCATAGATGAAACTAGCTTTGGTGCAGGTAGTACAATCGATACCAGCGAGGGAGGCGGCGCTCTAGTTTTTAGACTTGGCGCTACTCCTAATCTGGTCCCAGTAACTCAGGCTAACGCGGTGCTGAGAGTGTTTGACCCTGTACACCCGAGCGGTCAAACACTAGCAAGTCCAGCACTACCGCTAAGCGGCCTACAAATTACGGTAAGCAACTAAACTAGGAGAAACTAATGGCAGTTATACAATCAGTAATTAACGAGACCGCGGGCGAAGGTATTGAAGCTGGAGGTTTATGTGTTGAGGGTGGTGGCGCAGGTATTAGCAACTAAACTAGGAGAAACTAATGGAAGTTATCAAACGTCTATATACTGACTCTGAGGGGAAACCATGTAGCGCAAAAATGCAGAATTCTGCGGTATTTTTCCTCATTTTTATCAAACTAGCAGTAAGTGGTGCCACATTATTCGGCCATGAGTTCAGCGCTGTGACACTCGAGAGCATGGGTCCATACCTCGCGCTTATGGGTGTCACGACAGGCGGATACTTAAAGCGAGCTAGTGATAAGGGTAAGGGGTCCGCAGCATGATTGAGCTATACTTACTCGGCGGCGCGGCTGGCTTCATCGCTTGGTTGTGGTTTTCTCGTAAAAAACTAAAGAATGAGAATAATGAGCTACGTGAAAATCTAACCATAGCGACTACTCAGGTTAACTATTACAAAACTCATTCCGCAGAGGTGCAAAAAATCCTTTCAGATGATGAGGGAAAAATAGAGGAGGCTGTACAAAATGCGAAAGATAATAATTTTGATGAGTTTTATAATACTTAGTGGTTGTGCCTCAGTTCCGCCACCGATCCCTCATCCTGATGTTGAAATTTTAACAATACCTAAACTACCAGCTACCACGCGAGCGGTGCTTGATTGTACTGACCATCTTAATATTGATATTTGTACATGGATTCAGCGACGAGAATCAATACTCAAAGAGCAGTTACACAACCAGTTTGATATTAATCGTAGCCACAATGAGAAATTACACTAATGTCTACCTTACAAGGCCGTCAACACAATAACACTTACCTCGATTTACTCCACATTGAAAATAGTAACGGTGGGTTTGATTCAGTCCTCAGGCGTATTGAGTCGGGCAATGGTGACGAATCCGCATTGTCCCTCAGTGAAACCGAGGCTAGGGTGGATGGTGCTTTAACTGTCACCGGTGTCACAGAATTCACTATTAGACCAACTGTCGGCGGTGTTGGTGTGGCTCTAACCAGTGAGCTTGGCGGAGCGGCTGTAAACCTTAATAACGTATTCATCCAGTGGCGTAATGTAGCTGATCTTGCTGATGTTGATGTGCTCAAACTAAACGCTAGCGACCAGGTAGAACTAGGTGCTAGTAGTACGGTTCTACTCAGTTCTCCAGCAGGAGGAACAGCATTTCAAACCGTAGACAGAACCACTTTAACGAGGGTTTCTGGTGCTGAAGTGCTGGACGGTAACGGAACGTTTAGAAGTGTAGGTTTCAATGTTATGCCGATACTTGCGGTCGCTGGTAGTGTCACAGTGGGTAGGAGTCAGGCAGGTTACCAAATGCGGATTACAGGCGCCGGTGGTGTCACGATAACCATTGATGATGCGTCAATGCCTGAGGGTGCGACGTTCGTGGTTTTAAATAATAGTGGAGCTGCATGTACTGTAGCTGGCGTTGTAACTTACGAATTTTATAATGGGTCTGCTGTAGCTTCACAAGGCACTATTACGGTGGCGGTAGGCGGTGTCCTCACAATATCCCGCACTGCAACATCAGCGGTTTACTCAGCATGGGGCGCGGGTTTAAGTTAATGAGTATTTGTCACTTTGCAACCATGAATCAAGTAGAGTCTGGGCCTGTAGTTATTCAGGAAAATTGGGACCCTACATTAGAGTTAGGCAATAGTTCCAATGACCAATCTGTAACCTATACCGAAAGTAACCGACTAGCAACAATGGCCGCATTCAATACAACTAGCTCAGTCTCCTTAGCTGGAGGACTCGCTAGGGACACTGAACGTCGATATATTGAATTCGAACTAGTCACCGGTCAAGTAGCCGTTGTGACTACTCCTCTTAATGTAAGCCTGATTGAAGAGGGTAGAACACCTACTCTGAACAGTCCTGGTGATGTTGATGGAACGAGGATTGCGGGTTTCAAAATGGAAAGCCTGAGTACTATTGGTGCAGATGGGGAATGGGTACGCTCATTCCTCAACGAACAACAATTCTCAAATGGGTTCAAAACATCCTATTCAGTAAGCGGCGATGTTCTCGGTTTAGAAATAGATTTTGTTAGTCGCGATGTGAGCGTATACAACGATGGTGTATTGCAAGCCACTGTATCGGGCGCACTACCGGCAAACCTTTATGGGTCATTGAGACCACATATAGTATTGCCGCAAATTGGGGCTACGCTCTGGTCTGTGCGATTAAATCAGCGTGAGGGTGAGTTTGCCAACCTGATCCCACTTGGCGCGATAGCATGGGCTGGTGAGGACTTTATAGGGCAATTAGCAGCTATTGCCGCACCAAATGTCACCGATATGTCAGTGGGGGTAACTTCCGCTGCAAATACTATGGCCGCTGGTGAATGGTCTGCTTGGACAATGGACACTACAATCACATCCGAGAACGGGCTACAAGGAAATATAGTTACATCTAGTAACGACCTATTCACAGATAGATATCTAGTCGAAATTTGGGGAGATGATGGAACTGGATTAGCTAGACATGTGCAGAGCAGCGCTCAAGCATTACCCACCGTGGCATTTAGTCCTGCATCACTAGGGCTGACAAGTGCGTTCTTCGTAATCAGGAATGATACAGTAGCTTCTCGCACGGTAACTGTTACAGTCAATTTCAGTTAGTGTTATAATTGCACTTTAAGGCAAATCACCGGGGGATACGATGGATTATTTCGTGCTCAGAATGACAGAGCAAGACAAAACAAATTTAATTAATATTATGGATAAGGCCACAATCACAGGCTTGGCCAATTCAAAAGCAATCGTAGACCTAGCGCAACGAATTGTCGACGCACCCATAGAAGGGGGTAGTTCGGGTACTCCCCTAGGCGACGAGTAACGCTTATGGCTTACGAGGTGATGTACGGCAAGGAACATAAGGACGCTGTCGTAGAGTTAATTGAATCAGGAATGACTCAGGGACAAATATCAGCGGTTGGTGGAATGCCGTCGGCTAGCGTTGTGTATAAGTGGCGCAAAGACGATAAGAAATTTTTACAAAGATATGACGCTGCTATAGCGACCCGTACCCTTTTATATTTTGACAAGCTGCAGCAAGTCGCTAATGACCTGCTCGACGCTGACAAGCACCTCACGAATCAGTACACTAATCGAGTCAAGGTGGCGGCTGATATACTTCTTAAAACCGCGGCATTAGTTGCACCGAGTGTGGCTACGCCCAAAGGGGTACTAGAATTAGCCGCGCCCAACAGTACCGATATGAATCTACAAGTGAGCTTTGTCAGTGCCAAATCTGATTGAGCTACCTGAGGATTTTCGAGACCTGTTCACGCCATCTAGGTACAAGGGTTTCTATGGTGGTCGGGGTAGTGGTAAGTCACGCTCGTTTTGTCGCGCAGCACTCATTAAAGGCACTCAAAAGCCTACGCGCATCCTCTGTTGCCGTGAGATCCAAAAGTCAATCAAGGACTCAGTCAAGCGCGTACTAGATGATGACATTGAACGCATGGGTCTGCAAAATTTCTATCGGTCTACTCGCGACAATATTTTTGGCCGCAATGGTACTGTATTTATCTTTGCTGGTCTGCGCTCCAATATTGAATCAATTAAATCAATGGAAGGTATCGACCTAGTACTAGTAGAAGAATCTAACACAATTAGTCAGTACAACCTTGACCAGCTCATACCTACTATTCGTGAGGATAACTCAGAGCTCTGGTTTTGCTGGAATCCAAGACACAGTAGTGACCCAGTAGACGCCATGTTTCGAGATGATAAAGGTAACAACCTTGACATGCCCGGCGCTATCATTAAGCAGGTCAATCATGATGGTAATCCGTGGTTCCCTCAAGTACTCAATACCGAGATGGAATGGTGTAAATCCCGAGACATGGATAAGTACTTACATGTGTGGGAAGGCGGCTACCTACTTAACGGCGAATCTAGAGTATTCAAAAACTGGAAGGTCGAGCCATTCGACACGCCAACCGATGCAATATTCTACTTTGGCGCTGATTGGGGCTTTAGTATCGACCCGTCAGTATTAGTTAGAATGTTTATCAAACACAGCATAAACCCAGATACGGGGCTACCTCTGCGCCAATTATTCATTGATTATGAAGCGTGGGCAGTAGGTTGTGAAATTGACGACACGCCCGAACTATTCGATAATGTACCATTGTCACGCAAATATAGAATCAGAGCGGACAGCGCAAGACCTGAAACAATTAGCCACATGGTTAAAAAAGGTTTCAGAGTTGTTGCAGCGACAAAGGGTCCCGGTAGTGTCGTTGAAGGAGTAACGTTTATACAAAACTATGAGGTTGTCATTCATCCTCGGTGTAGACACGTGGCTGAAGAATTTCAACATTATAGCTACAAAACAGATCCGCTAACTGATGAGGTGATCCCCATCTTAGAGGATAAGAAGAATCACACAATAGATGCGGTTCGCTACGCATTAGAGCAAGTGCGACTTAAGTCACACTTTGCAGTATAAGAGGGTACCACCTTGTTTGAATCTATAACCAAGCATTTCAAGAAAAGTACAGAGACGAAAGCCTCAGGCTACTTCCAAGGTCTAGGTGATGTTTCAGGTAATTCACTAAACGAGCTAATAGTGGGCGGGGGTAATTACAACGTTACCCCACACACAGCAGCCCAACTGTATAGGCAATCTTCAGCTATCGCTATAGCTGTGGATACCATCGCTGAAGAGATTGAGCAGATTAAGCCAGTTCTTAAAATTGGTGATGACTTTATTGATAATCATCCTGTACTCGATTTACTAGCGCAGCCTAACCCAGATGAGTACAACGATACATTTTTAGGGCAATTAGCTAGGGATTGGTTGTTAAACCATGATTTTTACTTTGGCATGACTGGCAACATTAGAAGTGAACCGATAAGCCTTTACTCAGTACCTCCACAATACATTACTGTACGTGAGGGTGAGAACCTGTACCCTAATTATTACATCGTTTATCGTGGGCTATTCACAGGTACTTTTAATCGCGACCAGCGAGGTCGAGAACGTGCAAGATATAAAGAGGGCAACCTTAAGGAATTAGCCCACTGTAGAGGCTATTCTAGCCGTCGAACGTTCACTAGTGGTGACAGCCCCATCAATGCGATATTACTTGAGGCTCGCCAGCACATTCAAGGCCGATATCACAACCTTAAGTTGTTAGACAATGGTGGCCGCTTGAGTCTCGTTGCGATTTTCAAAGACCGGCTCGACAACGACGAAATTCAAGAACGTCGAGAAGGTCTCAACGAGCAATTAGGAGGAGCCCATAATGCAGGCAAGATAGCCACAATTAGTGCTGATGATATGGAATTGATGGAGTTTGGCACAACGAATAAGGACATGGATTACGCAAACCTAGATAGTGTGGTGTTCAATACCACAATGCTACGGTATAAAGTACCCCTACCTTTGGTTACTAACGACGCGAGTACATTTAATAATTTCTCTGAGGCTGTGTTCCACCTTTATGATCGCGCTATCATTCCCAACTATAAATCGGTAATGAACGGTCTTAGTCGAGTACTTTTGCCTCGTTTCAATATTGATGTGCGTAACGCTGAGTTAACATTCAATCCTGAGACCATTGAACCGCTAAAAGCTCGTCGATTGGATGAACTGGCCAAGCGTAAAGAAGTTGGTATTGAGACTATTAACGAATTACGAACATTGCTACCAAACAGAGAACCAATTGGTGAGGAGGGTGACGTGGTGTATCAGCCAGCCACTTTAACCCCAGTAGGGCAAGATTTATTTACAGATGATAATTATAGCAGCGCCGAGGAACAACGACGCGCACAACGGGGGAATAATGAGTAATAAAGTAGGTCGTATAATATTTACTGGCGAGTTTCTGCGTGAGTCCACAGTTGATCAGCGCACCTCAATATTCAGTAAGTTTCATCCTTATGCCATTTACCCTGGGACGGATAGGGACACCTACGAATATTACGGTGTGTGTGAGGAATTCGACGAGGTAGAACCTGGCGAAGATACCCCGCTGTATCACATTGTAATTAAGGACGTTCACGGAGCCACGATAATATCATTTGACCGTATCGGTCCTCAGACTCTGCGGCAAGCATTCCCGTTGACGTTTAACTAATGTGTATAATACATCAAATAGATTTCAAGCAGATTAGCCCAGATGCTGAGAGACAGCTGCGGGCTAAGATGGAACTAGAGGAAATGGTTAAGCCAGCATTGCGTGGCTATTTTCGACGCATCATCAGAGATTTTCGTAAAATTTATGCTGCATCCGGTCGACCTATTAATATGGATGCTTATAAAAGCGAATTAGAAGTAATTCTCACCAGACATTACGAGCGTGTACAAAGGCGATTCAAAGATAATATTCTCAATCGTAATGGTGGTAAAAATTTAATCGCGTTCTCTTGTAAGCAAACATCAGAAGAACGCCAAAGACTGGACGAGCTAATTATAATCTCACTGGCTGCATGGGCTGTAGAGAAGAGAGCTAGGGCATTAAGCTTTATAACCGCCACCAATGACGAGCAAATGCTAAGAGCTATTGAAGCGGCACGAAGAGAACTAATTGACGCTGGTATGCCTATTGATAATCGAACACTCGCCGTCGCATCATCTAGTATATTAAGTCGCGCATTCAATACTCGAGTTGATAGGATTGCTGTCACTGAAACTGAAGAATCAGCGGAAGCCACAAACCAAATAGTTGCATCTGCTACCGCTGGCGCTGTACCGTTTAGTGCTGTGGCTATCCAAGGTATACAACCCGCTGTACAAACTACAGAAGTGATAAAAACTTGGCGTGACATGAATGATAGCGTAGTGCGTCCCTCACATCGCCTTATTAACGGGACAAGTATCACAGAAAGTGGTATATTTATAGTAGGCGGTAGCCGGTTAAGGTTTCCCAGTGATACAAGCTTAGGAGCTTCAATCTCTGAAATTATCAACTGTAGATGTTTTGCAGATTATCAAATAGGATTTCCAACATGACAACTAAGTATTTAACCGTACCTTTTGAAATTAAGCAGGTTGAAGAAGAGGACGAGTTTTTCCGAGTCAAAGGCTTAGGATCTACATTTGGTAACGTAGACCGAGGCGGTGACATTGTAATTCGTGGTGCTTTCAAGCAATCACTCACCATGCTCAAGCAGCAAGCTCGTGCCATTCCTGGCAAGCAGATGTACAACAAAATTATACCAATGCTTTACCAGCATGATCCAAATCAACCTATTGGTTCATTTATTGTGGTAGACGAATCTGAGCGCGGTTTAGAAATGGAAGCAATATTACCAAAGGCTGACACTTTCGTCAGTGGTAGAATCATTCCGCAAATGAAAGTCGGTAGTCTCGCTGATCTATCCATTGGATACATCACCCGTGAAAGAGAATTCGACGAGGAAGGCAACCGCAAGCTAATACAAGTCGACCTAGTCGAAACCAGCTTAGTTACAATTCCAATGAATGAAATGGCCAATGTGACAGGTATGAAAGCCTTCAAGTTCAAAAATTTACCATTAGCTAACCGCAATCATGAATATAATTCTACCGAATCATCAGCCCGAATCGCAGAGCTCAAGGGTGATGAATACGAGTCTTTAGGGATAGAAGATGTCATTGACGGCAAGCTGCACGTAGTACCTCAGGCTCTATTTGCTAAAGCTGCTGAGTTGTGGAATTCAAAGAGCACAGACAGTGCAACTATTAGTCATTTAGAGTGCTACTATGATAAACTAGACCTCGAAAGTCCTTTTGAGGGTAAAAATGCGTTCCGTATCGATGATATAGACACACTCTCTGAAAAGGACTTAGAACAACTTTTGAATCATGGCGCTGCTATGAGTCGAAAATCTGCTAAAAGAATTGTAGCCGCCTTACGTGTTGAGCGAGACGCCAACAAAGGGACCGAGCGAGACGCCGGATTCACAGATCTAGTGGCAGATTTGAAAAGTTTTAACCAATCAATCAAACAAGGGTAATTCAACTATGAGTACTGAATTAAAAGCAGCACAAGACGCAGCCATTGAAGCGAAAAAAGCGCTTACTGAGTTGCGTGAAAGTGTCGACAAATATGGGCAAGAGTCTATAGATGTTAAATCGCGTCTCGACAAGATGGACGAAGTTTTCGAAAAGTCCGAGAAACATAACGAGCTGATGGTTAAAAATCATGCTGATGGAATTAAAGCTGCTGAAGAACTGAAAGACCGCATTAAGGATTTAGAGCATGACCTAGCTACTAAGGCCGATAACAATCCTGACTATAAAGAGACTCCCGAGTATAAAGCTCTTGAGACTTTTGTATCTAAGGGTCTTGATGGTATTGAGCCTGAAATGAAGCAATTGTTAAGAACTGATGATGCAACGCAGGGCGGTTACTTAACTATGTCAGAAATGGATAATATGATTATCCGCTCAATCACTGAAATTTCGCCAGTTCGTACAGTGGCACGTGTTAAGTCTGTAGGTAAGAAAACCCTTGAGATCCCAGTAAGGACGGGTATTCCTACCGCCACCTATGAAGGTGAAGCGGCGACAAGTCGTCGTGACACTTCAACATATGGTAACGAAACATTAACCGCGTACCGTCAGACGGTTACGGTTCCGTATACTATGGACCAGTTAATGGACTCTAATTTCAGCCTAGAATCTGAGATTAATCAAGATGTTAGCGAAGCTTTTGCACAAGGTGAAGGTCGAGCAATGGTACTTGGTACAGGTTCAAAGCAACCTGAGGGATTCTTATCCGCTGCCGCAGGCTTAATCGGTGACGCAAATCGTATCCGTAATGGTGGGTCTGGTGCAGCTGGTACCTTTAGTACTGCAGATGCAGACGCAATCATTCGCTTAACAGGTGATTTAAAAGTAGGTTACAACCCTTACTATTCTTTCAATCGTCGTACTTTGGCCACTTTAAGAACTGTCAAGGATACATCGGGCGCTTATATATTTCAGCAAGGTATTCCTACTGTCGGTGAGGCCAGCCTAGCCGGTGCAGTACCTAATACTATCGCAGGTCAACCTTATATATTATTTGAGGATATGCCAGATATTGCGGCTAATTCGGTACCTGTAGTTTACGCTGACTTTATGCGCGGATATTGTGTAATCGACCGCACAGGTATGTCAATGGTTCGTGATGAGCTAACGCGTAAGCGTGAAGCAATCATTGAAATTACTTTCAATCGATGGAACTATGGACAGGTTGTACTACCTGAAGCATTCCACCTATTACAAATGGGCGTTTAATAGCGCTTGTTTTTGATTAACTAATTTAGGAGTTAAAAAATTATGAAAGTATTTGATATGCATCATGATATTGCGCCACGGCAAGCGTTGGCACAAGTAGCCATTACCACGGCTACTAATACTGATTGTACTCAAGTTGATACCGCAGGGTTTGAATCCTTACAATTTTTATTTTTGTTCGGGGTAATCGCAGCCGGTGGTGTGGCTACAATTGAGCTACATCATTCCGATACTGATGGTTTTACGCCTTCAGCTGAGACACTCGTCAGTACTGAGGAAACATTAGGTAACACAACTATTGCTGACACCAATGATAACCTTGTAGGGAGAATTGGGTACATCGGAAAGAGTCGTTACGTAGTAGCTAGAATTGTGTCAACCACAGTAAACAGCATTGCAGTAGCTGCGATCTCTGTATTGGGTACACCACATCATGCGCCTGTCGCTGATGGACCCTTAGCTGCACAGTAGTTAACAATCCACCCCTAAGGGTGGATTTACTTTTCTCCTTAACATGGGGTACCTAATATGAACGACGAAGTTAAAAAAACAGGAATTGTAATTATTGAAGATTGTAGTTATGCGTTTGATTGCGTTAACATAATTCATTTCGATAAAGACCAAATTGTAAAAGATGAAAATCAAGCGGCCATTCTTTTGGGTTGCGGATACGCCGAAGAACGTGACATCAATGATGTTGATTTTGATAAGCTTGCAAAAGATCTTGAAGTTGCACAAGCTGCGTTAGTTGAGGCTACTGAAAAGCACGATAAATCTGAAGCCAAAGACAAAAGTAAGTTAGCCAAAGCTATCGAGGAAGCGACAGAACAGGTTAAAAATGCAGAGAAAGCAATGACGGAAGCATTAGAGGGCTAGTCGTGGGTAATAAAATCAAACCCAACTACTACGAGACCACCTTTACGGACCCGGTGCCAGTGGTGGTCTCTTTAGATTTAATAAAATGTCAAGGTCGCATTGATTATAATGATGATGACGCATTGCTAGAAATTTATCGCGATACGGCAATTGAACGTATTGAAGATTTAACCAATCGATTATTAAGACCTGCTAGCGTAGTTTGTCACGCAGCATTTGAGGATCTAACAGAATTCGAGAGATATCCTTTTGTAGAGTTAGAACGCAATCCCTGTCAGTCGGTTACGTTGGTTGAATTCCACAATGGTACAGACTTCGAGACTATCGATGTTGACAATTACCTAGTGGAACAAAAAGCGGGTTACTGGAGAGTCCAGTTATATCCTTATCAATTTTTCAGAAATTATACATTCCCTGTCGATGTTCCTTATCCTATCCGTATCACTTTTGATGCTGGATATCCTGACGGTCAAATAACAGCAAAATTAAAGCTTGCTGTTATGCAGTATGCTGTATGGCTTTGGAATAATCGAGGCGATTGTAGCGAGGAAGATTTACCGCCTGCATTATGGGACCTTATCGGACAATGTCGAATAGTTAGAGTTTTTGGATAATGGCCACTTGTAAAACTCGTCGATTCCCACGAGAAAAAGTATGTGCTGGTGATTTACGTCATCGTATCACCATAGAACAGCGTACTCATGTAGAACCTCAGCCTGGTCTAAATACAGGTGTGGGGTCTATGCAGTATCAAATAATTAAACGTTGCTATGCTGGTATTAAGACACTTAGCGGCATGTTTAGTGGCACCGCTAGGTTTGACGGTACCAACATTGAAGATAGACCTACTCACACATTCACTATTCGACGAGACCCGAATTTTTCTTTGATTGAGGCTAGTAATTATTTTATTCGTTACAATTCCAGACTATTTAGAATATTAAGAGCAGCTATCAAAGACGAAGATAATAATATAGTGGATATATCCGCCACCGAACGAGGAGTGGATACTCAAGAGGCTAATCAGGCATGACGGTTAGGGTATCAGTTCATGCTCGTAGCAAGCGAGTATTAATAGCACTTAGGAATCATAACACCCAGTTTGATCAAGGGATACATGAGGCTCTTTATGATATTGGACGCATTACGCAAACTGAGATTAGGCGCTTGCTTGATACTGGTCCTAAGACTGGTAGAATATACTCCAGACCCGGAGGGCGAAGACATAGAGCCTCGGCACCTGGAGAAGCCCCCGCGACCGATACCGGGGCATTAGCTAAATCAGTTGATTATGTTGTTCAAAGTGCTATAAGAATGGAAGTAGGCGACCGAGAACATTATGGTGAGTATTTAGAGGACGGCACCCGTAGGATGCGAGCTAGACCTCATGTTGTACGGGGTGCTAATAACACAGCTGGTAGAGCTGTGGTGCTATTAAGTGAGAGAGTCATCCCAAGGTTAGGCATACTATAATGATTAGTCCTGAAGATATTGTATTTCATCTACAAACATTCATACCTAGATTTACTAATGACTTTAGTGAGCAAATCCAAGGCTCTGCTAGTGTGTTAGGAAATGTGGTCACAGTGCAAGCTAGTAATCATGCATTACAAGACGGTAATAATATTATTGTCCGTGGGTCTAATTTTCAAAACCAATTATCTGACGTAACTATCAATGCAGATGGTTCAACCAGATTTATTACAACTTTTGACCATGACCTAACAGAGCCTAGATTAGCGGAGGACCAAAGGACGTTAGTACTAGATGGAATTGCGGTTCCTTGGGAGGGTGCACACATCATTGATAGTGTATCGAATAGACGAACCTTCGAAATACTCACGCCCATTGGTGAAACTATCGAGCCTGACATTACAAATGCGTTCCTCATTGAAAGTAGGTCTGCTGGTGTAGGTGGTTTACAGCAAGTGGATACTACTGATATAAGTTCATTCACGTTCAATTTATCCCCTGATTTCCCCACACTCCCTACTGGGGAAATTGGCGATATTGAAATTTTAAAATCAGTTAGGGTGTCGGGTGCTGCTGATCTTGCTAGGGCTGAGGAGTTGTACACCCAAAAAAGCGGCATAAACGCGACTAAGCCCTATTTATTTGTTATCATGTTAGATGCTGACGTATCGAAGGATAGGCATAGCTTGAATGATGGTGTGGGTACATTCACATCTCAGAATACAATGAAGCAAACTATATTACAAAATTTCGTAGTAGCCGCATTTATTCCTACTATTACGGATGTATCAGGATTCAAGGCTCAAGACTTAGCCTATAATGATTATTTTACAGCGTTAGTCAACGTTATGTTTGGTTTTCAGTTTCCTGATCCTGAGACTCAACAAAACTATGTGACAGTTTCAAATGGTCACGGCCCTGCGGGTGATTACAATTCGAGCTATTACATACACGTGTATAATTGGCAAACACCCAGTGTTATCACCTTTGATAATGGGTTTAATTTACAACCTGATGTAGCATTTAGAGATATAACCGCTACATGGGATATTAACAGAGACGACATGTCACAAATGTCTAATAATATCAATCTCGATGATGAGGCGTTATAATATGCTTAGTTCTAATAAGTTAGAGAATAAATCCATTACATTGCGTAATGATTCACAGGTTGAACTTAACGGTGTAGAACCAGGTCAATCAGTTAGTGTGAAGGTGGATAAAAAAGGGGTACCGCTACAACGTTTTTGGCGTGACCGTTTACGAGACTCAAGCTATGACGGTTGTGTCACCAATTTAAACTCGGCTAGCAACAAGCAAGCCCAAGCAAAAAAAGGTAAATAAACTATGGGTAGTCCACAAGCTAATCCAAAACTTGGAATTCAGCTTTTAGCAGCTGGAATCATAACCGCTTTCGCTGACCGCCGGGATTTAATCGTTGGTCAGTTAGGCTCCGCAGGTAATGCCACAGCTGGTGCATTATCGGTTGATGCACAGTCGATGACTGAAGCTGAACTACGTACCGCTTTCGGGACTGGTGATTTGTATCATTCAATATTATCGTTCAGAGGAGGTAATGGTGGGTATTCACCTTTAGATATCCTACCTTTTGCCCCAGAAGGTGGCGAGGCCGCAGCAACATCAATCATTACAATTACTGGACCTGCTACCGCTGACGGAGTGTTGCAGATTCAGGTAGTTGATGGGAGTAGATTTTCGGTCAGTGTGGCAATTACCAACCTAGATACAGCCACTCAGATAGGTAACGCAATTGCTACCGCTTTGAATGGCCTTTCAAATGCACCATTTACAGCGATTAACGCGTTAGGTACGGTCACCATAACAGCTAGTGATATAGGTGCTGTTGCCAATGATTACAGTATTGCTACCAGCGGTGGTGCAGCTGGCGTAACAGTAGCCTTAACCAATTGGACCGGTGGCGGTGCAAACCCCGCAATTACTAGTTTGCTAGATGCAATTAGTGGTAGACGTTACACTGGTGTTTTATGGCCAGAATATTTACAAGCTGAAATAAGTACCATTACCGACGAACTTGACGCTCGATTTAATTCGGGGTCTTTAATTCTAGATGGTGTAGCATTTCATGGGCGTAGCGAAACTTTCGCCAATGCTCGCGCGGCTGTATCAACACTTAATAGTCAATCGTTAGTAGTTGGTGGTAGTAATGTTGTCGCAGGTAATGCAGCTATTTTACAACCTGCTAGTTGGGTTATGGCCTATTTCCAAGGAGTTAGGGCTAGACGGTTAACACCTAACGCGCCTATTTCTGATTTTATTGTGGCCACAAATGCACCTCTCGATGCTAGCGGAGGACCGTCACTCGCATCACTGCCCTATTTCAATACACCATTGGGTCAAGTTCCGGTCACATTACCCGCTAATCAGTTCACTAGCCAAGAACAAGGCACTCTTGAAGATGATGGTTATACTACCTATGGTGTTAACACTTCCGGTAATAACATGATTATGGGCGCTGTAACAACCACATGGACCACAGACGCAGCAGGTAACGCTAATGATAGTTTTCATTATCTAAATTATGTAGATACAGGTTCTGCCTGTCGTGAAATTATTCAACGAACCTTATCAGCTACTTATGCTCAAAGTCGTCTAACTGAGGGTGATTTAGTTCCTGGACGCAGCATTGCTAATGCGGAATCTATCAAATCCGAATTGCTCAATATTTATCGCAATTTAGCAGAGCTTGCACTGACTCAGTCAGGCAGACCAGCCGAGAGTGAATTCAGTAGTAATACTGTTGTGACTGTTAATTTAGCGGCACGTACAGCGACTATAACAGGACCTTTACCAATCGTCACACAGCTAGGGCGGATCAACTATCCGTTAGAGCTTGCGTTTACAGTTGGTTAATCATTAAGAGGATTATTAAATGCGCGCTTTATCAGTACCACAAGTAAATATCAATAACGAAAATATTCGTATTGTCCCTAATTCCCTCGAATACGACGGGGGCGAGGGTGAGGTTAACGTTCGTGCTGCTAGTTCGGGCGGTAACAGTACCGTTACTGTTCATACAGTTAATGCCGAAACTAAAATGTCTAAAGTAAAAATCGATGTATTTTTGACCACTGACATTGATAGACAGATAGCTATCTGGAAAGAAAGAGTAGGCGCTAACGCTATTACTTTTGCTGAAAGGTTTGCTAATGGCGAAGCAGTAACACGTGGATTTTCAAGAATGTCACTCACGAACAATGTAGATCGTAGTGCATCGGCTGACGGTGTGGTATCTCTAGAATTCATGGGCGACCCAATGACACAACAATAAGGAGTTAACTTATATGTCACTAGAAGAAGGTAAAACCGTATACTTGCTATCAAAACAAGGTAAATGCAAGTATATGGCTAACGGGGAAACTAAAGAGGCTATCTCAATTGATCTGCTCGAACCTGCCATGTCACACATGAGTCAGTACGCGAGAATCAAACAGACCGTCAACGGTTTAATTATGGACATGCAAAAACTTGCCGGTGAGCTTGATCCTGATGCGGTGGTAGCAGGGACTGAAATTAAAAAAATGCATGAGGTGGACGAGTCTGAATTTGGTACTAAGTCGAATCAGCTAGCCGAAATGATTCTTTTTGGATTTGGTAAAAGTGATAGTAGTTTAGCGCACTTTGTTGACGACTTTAGAAAAATGGCCGTTAACAAAGGAGGTAGATCAATTTGTGTCGTTGATGGTGTTCAGCCAATGACTGACGCAATCTGGAATACTTTACATCCTGACGACGCGATTGGTATGGCCGTGAGGTGGGCTGCTTTTTTTACTATGCCTTCGGACTTTCAAGAGAAGGCAGAATTAGGCGAGGGGTCCGACTCAGCTTTGCCAGTAACGGATCTTTAAGTTACGTCGATGCAATCAACTTGCCGCTCTGGGAACAGTCCCTAATAAATGACGAGCTTGAGCGGCTTCAAAAAAAAGCTAGTGAGGGTTAAAGATGGCGTTTAGTGTATCTTATGTGTATGAAATTCTAGATCGCTATTCTCAACCCCTACGGCGGATCAATAGAAATACTCAAAACTTTGGACGTACCATAGCACGAACTAAAGCTCGTCTAGTTGGTATGTCCAATAAGTTACGCTCCACAGGTGAGAGAATGTCTAGCTTTAGCGGTGCCGTTGGTGCTGCGGGGGCCACTCTTGCGCTGAGGAACATGATTAACGTAAGTTCAGAATTTGAGGCTGCACTTAATAAAGTCGAATCAGTCACCGGGGCTACGGCTAAAGGTATGTTCCTACTAGAACAGCAAGCCTTGAAGCTCGGGCGACAAACCCAATTTAGTGCGGTGCAATCAGCACAAGCTATGACATTTCTGGGAATGGCCGGATTAAACACACAAGAAATATTATCCACAATGCCAGGAATGCTAGACCTAGCAGCTGCGGGTGGCATGCAACTAGCAGATGCAGCAAATCATGCTACCAATATTTTGCAGGCATTTGGTTTACCATTGGAAAATATTGGCCATTTATCCGACGTACTCGCTAAAGCAGCGGCAAGTTCTAACACTAGTGTCATGCAGTTGGCCGGAGCAATGCGAAATGTTGCACCAACCGCGCACTTAGCTGGTGTGGGATTAGAAGAAACAACTAGCATGCTAATGATTTTAGCAAACGCTGGTATTCAAGGAGAGGAAGCTGGTACCCAAGTTATGAATGCGTTTAGAGCGCTTGCTAGTATGACGCCTAAGGCCGCTAAAGCATTAGCTAAGCTTGGTATCAATCCTCGCGGTCTAATCGATACTGACGGTAAAATTAAGGACGTCATCGGCCTGATTGACACAATGGGTAAACGAGGGGCTACTCTTGGCGAGTTCTTCAAAATATTTGACATCCGTGGCGCAAAAGCTATGGCCGTACTCAGTGAGGCGGGAGCTACAAAATTAACAGCGTTCACCAAAGACTTAGTCAATAGTGAAGGTGCCGCAAAGAAAATGGCACAAATATTAATGAAAGGTTTACCAGGTGCTGCAAAACGATTCGAATCAGTCCTTGAGGGATTGAAACTTAAAGCAGCCGAAACTATTAAGCCGATGTTCATAGATATTTTACAAAGTCTAACCGCCTTCATGATGCGTTTACAAGAGGGTAACCCCGAGCTACTAAAATGGGGAGTAATAGCAATTGTAGTGACTGGTGCATTAGCTGGTTTAACTGTTGTCGTAGGGTTACTAATGACTGCACTGAGTGGGCTAATAGCATTAATAGCTGCGATCACTTGGCCTATCACTTTAATAGTCGCGGGGGCTATAGCTTTGACAATGGCATTCCGTCAATGGGTTAAGAATAATCACCCAGTCATCCAAGGGTTGAGGCGTCTATGGGATGCATTACAGCCCGTTCGTGATGTGTTTGGTTGGCTAATGCATGAAATTATGGGTACCACCAAGGAAACAGGTTTATTAACCGCGGCATTTACATTGATTGGTCATGCGCTAAATGTTGTGGTTACGATTATTTCTGCAGCATTGAGGGTTGTATTCTCAGGAATTAAGGCTTTCTTACAATTCATGAGCGGTGATTTCAAAGGGGCAAGCGATACGTTGCATGAGGGCCTTATGGGTATATTTGGTGATGTATCAGTACTAGGTGAGAGTTTCGAGGACTTGGGTAATATTGTAGCTAATATATTCCAAGGGATTTCAGATTGGGTATCGAAAGTATGGACCGACGTTAAAGGATTTATCAATGCTTTCGGGTCTGCGGTATCATCCTTTGGATCTCAAATTTGGGAAGGTGGCATTACGCCTAGTAATATTGCTGTAGCTGGTGCGATGGCCTCTTCAGAGTTCGGAAAAAGTGCCGCGGAAACCACTGCTAGCCAACAAGCCGCGGTCAGTGATATTAAAGCTAACGGTCAGATAACGGTTAAAGCCACACCCGGTGCCGAAGTGACAAGTAGTAATATCACCCTTAATGAGGGTAGCAATTTAGCTACAGCTTACTAATGACAGATATCATAGCGAGACAACTAGTCGAGGCTAGTTTTAAAGGTGTAACGTTCAGAGTCAGAGATGAACTACAAACTGAAGGTGGGCGCCGGGTAATACTACATGAATATCCAAATTCTAATCAAAGATTTGTAGAGGACCTTGGAGAACTACCTCCTATATTTGTGGTACATGCTTTTGTGCATGGGAGTGGGTTTCTAGACTCAGCAAACGCACTTGAGCAAGTTTTAAATAGTGTGGGGTCAGGTAAACTAACTTTACCCACGTTCGGTACTGTCGAAGCTTATGCACTCCCTTGGAGCAAAAGGGCGTCACAAATTAGTGTCGGTGAAATTGAATATACTCTTGAGTTTGCATTGGGTAGACCAACACCTGGACCAGTCACTAGAGAGCGCCAGATTGAGGACTTGTACGAGCTTGGGGATACTGCTAGGGGTCATGTTCAATTAGCCCTTGATATACTGTATTCACCGCCGGGAACAGCATTGAACACGGCTATAATGCAGTACGATATTTTACAGACTGCACAAACGTTATTTAATCAATATTCTACAGCTTTTACTACTAATCGACTGAATACTTTTACGGCATTGATTACAGACTCACAGCGTAACCGTGGTACTTTGGTTCGAGTTGCTGCAAATTTATCTGCTAATTTCATACAGGGTACACCGTCTGACTTAGGTTTGTGGCAACAAGTTAGCGAGGGCGTAACCGGGGGGTTAGATATAGCACTCCGAGGGATTAATTTCGGGCACGATCTGAGTATTCAGTCATCGGATATTATAGGTGCTGACGAAAATTCAATCACATTAGGTGACCTTAATATCAATCCGTTTACTAGTGATATTAGCCTTTGGCCTGAAACCACAGAAGAACGTATTTTAAGGAATTCTAATCGCCGGGTATTTGTACAATCCTATAGAGTATCATCGTTGATCATAGCTTATGAACAAGCAGCTGCTAGCGATTTCGCAACTGAACAACAAGTTATTGATACTAGAGAGCAATTAAACCAAGCGTATGATGTAGTCATGCGAGGCGGCATTAATGGCGTTGAATCTATTCAGCTTAGACCTGACGTAAGGGATGCGGTTAATGACGTGAGATTCACAGCGTTAGGCATACTTGAGAGGAAAGCTCAATCCAGTCCGGGATTAACGACAATTCGAGTTAATGCTCCTATATCTCAATTAGCTCTGACTTATGCTTTGTATTCTGAAGAAATAACTACTACATCGGATTTAGAAACTAGGGCCGAACAAATGCGAGTATTAAACCCATCAGTTTCGGGCCTATCTCTCAATGGTGAACTTACTATATTTGACCGTGAGGGTTTGTAGTGGCTTTTGAAATTAGAGTTAACAATGAGCCATACACCCTATGGCAAACCGCCGCAGTTCGTAGGTCTATTGATACTAACACCGGTATTTTTAGTTTTTCTAGTACCTCAGAATCTCCCCCATCCAACTACCCTGTTAGGGCTGGTGACTCGGTGCAGGTTCTAATTAATGGCGTACCAAAGGCTACAGGGTTTGTCGATCAAGTCAGTGCTTCCCAAAATAAGAGGCAACATACAATCACTGTGAGTGGTCGAGATAATACTCAGGACTTGATTGATAGCAGTGTTCCAGATGCAGCCAAGGCAATTGTAGGCCCCGTATCAGGTGTGGCATTTTGTGAGAGAATTATTAGCGCATTAGGTGCTACTATTCCTGTTACCAATGATAGTGGTATTACTATTGAATTCACAGATTTGGACTTTTTAAATGCTGATAGTGGTATGCCATGTATGGAATTTTTAACAAATTTCTTTAGAAAAAAACAAGTATATTTAATTGCAGATGGTAACGGTAAATTATCAATATTCAGACCATCAGGTGATCAAGCTGCTAGTTCACTAGAGCACAGTGGGAGTCCACAGGACAACGTCATTAATTACAATGCCTCATGGAGCCATCAAGATTTATATAATACGTATAGAGTTCGAAGTCAGGATAATTTCGGATTTAATTTACTGGCCGATTACGATGGTAATGGTGTGGATCGAACCGGTGATGTGATAGACGACAGTATTCGTACTAGCCGATATTTAGAGGTTCAAGGTGAGGAAACATTATTTGCCGAAGAAACTAGCAACCGAGCGCAAGAAGAAGCCAACATTAGAAGGGCTAGAGCTATCAGTTATAGTGCCACTGTTCAAGGTACTCAACAACGAGATGGTAGTATCTGGGATATAGGGTTGATTGTTAAAATTAGAGATAGGTTTGCGGGGGTTAGTGGTAGTTTCCTAGCTAGGTCAATAGAATATAATCAAGACGTCACAGGTGGGACAACCACAACAATGGATTTCGCTAGTCCCGATGCTTATACAGTACAAGGTGTGGCTACTGCTAAAGACAGTAGACGAGCAGATCGTGGTAGTCGTTTTGAAAATACATCGCCAAGTAACGGGTCGAGGTTCGGTCGATGATTAAAAAATTAGTCACTATAATCAAGGGTATCGTTAAAGTTGCACGTATGGTATCTAGTGATGATAGCGGTGATTTTCAACAAGGTCGATTTTTCTACATGGGGCGAGAGGTTACCGGTAACGTGTTAAAGCAGTATGGACTCCTCAGTAAAGCGCCTGATAATAGTTTTGCCGTTCTTTTTTCTCAAAACGGACAAGGGTCTAATGTATTAGCTATGGTTGATGATCCTAAGCGTCGACCGTTTCGAAACTTGGCTGAGGGTGAGGTGGTGCTGTCTAATTACTTGGCTGAACAGTATTTACACCTCAAGGAAAATGGAGACGCTGAATTAAGCGCGACTCGTGTTATAATTCTTGTAGGTGGCACCACTGTGACTATTGAAGATGGTACAATGACTATCGATAGTGTTGACACTACATTGACAGGCAATTTACAGGTGGATGGTGATATAACCACTAATGGTGGAGTAACAGCCGACGCGGCCGGTGCTGGCGTCACATTAACAGGTCATCAGCACCCAACCGCAGCAACGGGACCACCTAGTTCACCAACACCGGGGACATAATAAAATGGCATTAAATCATCCTAGTTTTGATGACTACGTGGAATTAATAAGCGCAGAAGTTAGACGCCAGTTACCAAGTGTAGATCCCACTGTATTCGGTTCGTGGGCTCGAGCATTTGCTGAAGGTAATGCAGCTCTAGCAACAGCATTAGGGCTTACTATTCGAGACCTTGAGCGTCAATTATTCCCGCAGACCGCAGAGGGTGTATTCCTCGAAAGGTGGGGAGGGTATGAAGGACTTGAACGTAATCCTGCCAGTTCAGCCGAGGGCAATATATCAATGCCTGGTACTGATGGCACCGTAATACCATCGGGTGCAGAATGGCGAATAGGCAATATTAACTATGAAACTATTGACCAAAGTACGGTAAGTATAGTTAGTCAGTCAATCACTAGTCTAACGAGTACTGGCACCACCGCAACGGCTCAAATGGCAACTGACCATAACCTTGCCACTGGTATGTCATTAACGATACTAGGGGCCACTGAGACCGCTTATAATAGGACTGATGTTGTGATCTCAGTTACCGGTGCTGACGAGTTTCAATATGAGTTATTAAGTGCACCGGGGGTGCCTGCTACTGGTGCACTTAATAACTCATATTGAAACT